GATGTGGGTGAGGATAATGTTAGTGCTGGAATGACTTTATGGGTAGGTTCAGCTGCTGGTTTGTATGACGTAGGGCGTGTGCGTGTGAGATCCATAGACACGGCCACTAACACGCTTACGGTAGCTGAAAACAGTGAAATAGAATGGGCCGATGATTTATACCTGATGTGTCCAGGTGCATATGGATTCAGAGAGCTTTGGGGTGTGTATCCACGTTTAACGGAGACTGCGGGTGTGGTCAATTTCTTGATGGACTATGATGAGGATTTTACCAGTCCACAAGACACGGTTTTGCCGCCGAAAGCCAATGCTGGTCCGCCTGCCGTTGCCTGGATTGATAGCGTTACAGGCTTGGCAACGTTACATTTTACAGGCGATCGCAGCTACTCTACTGAGGTAGGGGCTTCTATAGATAGTTACGGATGGAGATTTCCGGGAGCATTTCCGGGTGATTTGCCTGTAGTTGCTCCATACGCGTGGTGGAGTGCGGATGATATTACTGGGTTAGCTGATGGTGATCCTATAGCTTTATGGAATGACTCGTCTGGGAATGGTTACAATGCCACTCAAGGTATTGCTGCCCGTAGGCCTACTTACCTAACAAACCAAGTCAACGGGCATCCATGTGCCAGGTTTGATGATGACTACATGGATGTGCCTGCTGGATTCAATAATTTTACTGGCGGTTTGACAATATTCATAGTCACGAGGTCACATACTAAGGTTGGTGCAGAGGGTTGGTTTGATGTTGGTAATGGTGGCGCGAACAACGACATCGTGCTACTTCGCTCGAACACTGAGGATCTGCGCTATCGGGTATATGATGCTGGCGTACAGACGGAGTTAGAAGGAACAGATGTAATAGAAGAAGATGTGTGGGAGTTGTATGAGATTGTACAAGCTGGTGGTGTTGGTGGCGCTCCATCTAATGCGGATATGTATAAGGACGGATTGTTCGTAACTAATGGTGCTGTTGATGTGCCTAACAATGTTGCTAGAAACAATAACTATCTAGGGCGTCAACAGGGTGGGCCCAAGAACTTGCGTGGTGACATAGCGGAGTTGATCATATACGATTATGATTTGACAGATGCGCAAAGGCTAGATGTGGAGCAGTATCTGTCTACCAAGTATGATTTGCCGTTGTCCAAGGAGGGCACATGTGCGGATCCCGTCACGGTACAGTGGGACACGCCAGGATTCTACTACGCTTCTCTCACGGTTATAGATGACACTGCGCAGGCAAGAGAGGCAACGGTTTACGTGCCCGTATGGATCTTCGATGAGTCAAGCGACAACGCATATGAGAAGCCTTTCAAGCTTCATCAAGTAACTAGTCAGGATGGGGATGAAGACAATGGTTGGAGATTGGCCGTAAAAGCCTTTCAAACCAATTCAGCAGATGAAGACCACATATATGGTTGGCCAGATGGGGCACTAATTGTACTGTTCACTCGTACATGGTTTGGTGGTATCGAGACAGGCGTAGGTGGGTGGTGTATGGCATCAGACAAACACTACCGTGATAACATCAGGTTCGTTGGATGGTTGCTTGGGGAGACGCTTCAACATGATTACGCTTCTGGCATAGTGGAATTTGAGGCTGTAGCACATGACGGCATAATGGATTTGATACCAGGTTGGCCATTTACTATTGAGGACATAGATGGAGTACCAACTGATTGGTATCAGTTGTCAGATCTAAATGTAGATCGCGCTTTGCATTATTTGTTGGAGTATTACAGTACGGTGAATCAGGTATGTCATGTGGAGCGTGTAGGTGAGGGTGATGCTAGAACAGTGAAAATCCAGTCTTATTCTGGTGAATCATTAGCATCCCAGGCCAGGGATGATTTGTTAGGTGATGCATGTTGTAGGTTGCTGAGTGACCGTCAAGGTATATTGTGGGCCACTCGTGACCCACAATTCATGGACGCAGCTGACAGGGCTGGTGTGGATGTAGCATGTCATTTGCTCCAAGCTGATTGGATGAATGACTTGAGTGAGGAGAAGCCACACAGACCTGAGACTGGTATGGTACGTATAGGCGGATTTGCCTATGACGTGCCCTTGTTGTCCAGGGCGCCAGGAGCAGCGCCAGTTCAAAGTGCTGGCGATGAAAGACCTGATGGGTTTATATTACAGAACCAGGATGAGGCTAATTTATGGTCCGGTTTGATGTTGACCAGGGCCAATAATGATTACCCTCAATTGCCCTTGGAATTGTCTGGTTATTGGCCAGTGTTTGATCCGGCATACCAGGAGTACATACAGCTAACCACCACTGACCCGTTGGGCAGGTGTGATTGGGCGGATCAGAAGTTTATTGTGCGTGAAGTCAGTTTCAGGGATGACGCAAGCAATAGCACTTGCATCACTTCGCTGGTGCTTGAGAAAGCGAGTGACATTTTGATTGGTGAGACGGTGGAAGTCCCTGAGACACCAGATCCTCCAAACCCACCTAGACCGTCACCGCCAATTCCTCCTCCACCTTGGGGTGGTGATTTGAGGCATATGATTTTGGTTACGACTCAAGGCATCTTCATCACAGAGAGCTTTGACGAAGATGAACCGGTGTGGTACGCGGCAAATGGTGGTCTCAGTACAAATCAGCGTACCAACATCAGAGACGCAGCTTTCGACTTCGCGCATGGATCGCGCATGTTCATGGTTAGCGACCACGCCACGGATGGAGGTGCTTTCCGCATAAGCGATCTGTGGAGCCGAACTGGCTGGACTCAGCAGTTCACGCCAGCAGATGCTACGAATGCAATTAACGCAGATGGCGGACAGTGCACGCCACATGTTTGGACGGCATCACAGTGGTCGTGTATCTGCTGTGACCCGATTGACGGCACTGTGGAATGTATTGCTGGCGGATCTATGGCAGGGCCATATAACTGTGATCAGCACAAACGCGCGTTCTATAGCAATGACGCGCTAGACACCGTGACCGTCGGTGACATGCTAACCCACGATCCGTTCGTGGGTTGCGCCGCGGACCATTGCTCAACACCCTGGGCAGGTTGCGTAACAACGGCGGGCGGCATCAGTACTTACACCTACGTGTGTGGCTGGGCGGCAGGTTCAGACCAGCACGTGGGCATAAGCTACGACCATGGCAATTATGTAGATACTACACCGGGCCAGATCGGAGCGTGGGCAGCTCGACCAGTTTACCACGCACGTGCGGGTGCTACGGTTTACTTCTTTGTTGAGAATGGTAACAATCTCTACTACTCAACAGACAATGGCGCTACGTGGGTGAATGTTGGCGGTGGCGGCGCTTTGCCTCATGGTGTGCCTATTACAGCTTACAACGACAAACAGGTATTGACTGTGCACAATCTCGAACTATCAAACCTGCTGTACTGTGGTGGGGCTAACCTTCAACTTAGCACAGATGGCGGCGCGACTTGGGCAGCTACCACCACCAACGTGGCCAGTTCGTGCAGTGCGGCACCTGCGATGGTTGCTGGGTATCCAGAGGGAGAGGCTTTCATCGTGGCGACCGGTGCTGCACCTTGGGTTTGCCTTACTGTTGACTTGGGCATTTCATGGGAAGACAAGACGGGCAATCTCGGCACATGGTTGGGTGCGGGTGATGCTGTCTATGGAATCTTTCCTGTACAGGAAGGATTGGTGGTATGACTTCTGTAGCAGATCGACTAAGGCTTAGAAGATTGTTGGAGAGGCCATCCTCTGACAAGGAAACTACGCCAAGACGATTTACAGCTAAATTGGGTGATGGGCAAGGCAATGTGGAGGTGCCGGGCAAGCACTCAACAGTATACATCCGTAGAGGAGGCAGGTCACGGATCCAAGAAGCGCTAAACGTGCACGTGCCAAAGTGGGATGAACTGCCCGTCATCGTTGGCTACGAGCAAGAGAACCCCGACACTTTGCAGGTGCTGAGGGTAGATTGGGGCGCGCTCAAGAATGGCGGCAATCTGGCTTTCGTCCCAAGCCATCACGAAAACCACGAGCTCTTAAACCCTGATGGCGGTGGGGATGTGGTTTGGGTACGCAAGACGCAAGTCATTCCCCTGGCACCATTCCCGACTAATCCCCCGTCAATGCAGCTTTGGATTCAAAAAGACTTCTACCCCTGGGGCGCAAGCTGGAAGTACTGGCCCGGCGGTCTCACTGCGGATCTTTCCGCCTACCTTCCACACGCCTATAGTGGTGTTTATGTGCTTGTCACGATCGACGGCGCGACCAATGCCCTACAATACACCAGCGGCACAGAATACCCCTATTGGCCTCCCCTGGCAGAGGAAGACGCAATCCCAGCAGCACCAAGTGGAAGCGTGCCAATTGCAGCGGTTTACCTCTACTCGAAACAAAACCTAATCCCCAATTCCAACTTCTTGCTCTTTGCATCGTTTGAGGCATTGGGTGGGGCGCCACCAGTGTTTTTCAACTGGACTGACGTGTTAGGTCTGGGCGTGCTGGCTGCTGACAACGTGACGAAGCGCACCGGCGCGCGATCATGCACCATCACGGAAGGTGGTGGCGGTCGTGACACCGGATGCTACCAAGATTTTGCGGTCATAGAAGGACACCGCTACCAGATTCGTTTTTGGAACTACGGCGATGGTGGCGCTAATGACGGCGCTTACCGCGTTTATGACGTGACGAATGGTGTAGACATCATTGCCACCACAGGGACGGGGCACACGGCGGCAGCTTGGCAGGAGGTAGCCACATCATTTGTGGCTCCGGATGGTTGCGCCACGGCGCGACTCTATTTCTACTGCCCGGCAGCGGGCGGTTCCCAAACGTGGTTCGAGGATGTGACCGTCACCGAGGTCAACACGTCCTTGGACTGGGACAGCTTCAGAGACATGCGCCTGTTCAACCAGCCAATGCCAGGCAGTATTGCACCAGCTGTTGATGACTGGATTGGCATCACGGCATCTAACGAGGTCGTGTTCCAGCCTGACAATGTAGCGGTTTATTTTGACGCCACTGATACGCTTGTTGAATACGCAGATCCAGACGATGCTTTCGCAGTGGCGGGCGGATTCGATGTGATTTTAGTACCACCAGGGCAGCACTTCCTTAGTTCTTGTCACGCTACCACAGCCAGTATTGTGGGTATGTTTGGGACACAAGCTGGATCATCCGAACCGGATTGTGAACTGTACGGGCATAATGCCGGTGGCGACACGCTGATTAGCGTAACCAGTGGCAATGTACAAAATGTGTCTGTGAATTACATTCGGGATTCAGGCGACGCCACCGCGCTGGAAATTACAGACGGCGGTGCGTTCAATGTGTTTGCTAGTGGATACAGCAAGGATGCAGATGGTATAGGCATCAAGGCGGACGACTCGGAGCTATACCATTGTGAGGGTGTTGGTTTCTCCCTCAACTTCGTTGATTCTGTAGGCATCTGGGCCAGTGATTCGGTACTCTGGGATTGCTACGGCCATGCCAGTTCTGAGGAAGCCACAGCGGTTAATGTGTTCGGTATCTACATAGACACCGCCAGTTGCATACTGCATTATTGCAAGGGTGAGGCAACCGATGCAAACGGCATCCGCTACGGGATTTGTGCGGATGCCGTCAACGCGTACCTCTACCATTGCTATGGCAGTGGTGCGGATGGTGACATAGCGGCGATTAACGCGGCGGTGGTGTATGTCTACAGTGTGCAGTATGACTCAAGTGTGGGCACCGTCACCCAAATGTCAGGCGACCGGGCAGGGATTGCAAGAGACGAAACCATCACGGGCACATGGACTTTTGAAGAGGAGATCACGCAGGCAGAGCAAGCGGGCGATCCGGGCGCACCAGGTGCGGGCTATGCTAGGCTCTATCCGAAAGACGATGCGGGCCAGACCAAATACTACTTCCAAGACGACGCCGGCAGCGTCTACGAAATCCAAGGCATCGTGGAAGATCTAACCGTCACGGTCGGTGGCGCTGGCGACTTCGCCGCGATACAAGCGGCGGTCAATTGGCTCAAAAATTGGATCATCAAAGGCGATTGCGTCATAGACTGCGACGCGGCGGCCTACGATGAAGCGGTAGAATTTGCGGACTTGCTCATTTGTCCCGGCAGTACCCTGACGCTGGAAGGCGACACACGCGCGCTTGTCGGAATTAGCTACGTAGACGGGGCCTCGATGAACCAAGCAGCGATTGCCAACGGCGGAAGCGGTACATGCGCACTGGCGACGAACGCAGCAAGGGACCAAATCACGGTGACCGGCACGGCTGGTAATCCGGATTTTTCAACGGCTGGTATTGTGAACAGTGACCGCATTCTTGTCTATGCAGACGACGGCAACAGTTACGAGCGCATTGTCAACACGGTAGATCCGGGCGGCGCGGGCACGAACATTATAGAAATCACGGTTGCGCTTCCAGTTGGCGCAACTCTTGGCAACGATGCAACGGCGATTTGCCTACTACCAGACCGCAGCGTTGAGAGAACGGCAGCGGGTGAGTGTGTTGAGGTTAACACTGTGCGCGGCATCGTGTTGGCTGGCTGGTACTTGCAACCGTCAACCGGCGCGGACTGCCATGGCGTCTACACACACAATCACGGCGCGGTGACGTGTGAGAATGTGGCAGTTGAGGCAGAAGACTACGGGTTCTACGCGCTCGATCAGAATTCGTTTTTGTACGCTGAGGATGGTGCGTGCTCTGCCTGGAACTGCGAACGCGCGTTTGTGGCCGGTGGTCCGCTCGGCGGTGTTGCTGCGCTGGACGCTACTTATTCAGTTGTCATCAATGCAAGTGTGTTTGGCTACTACGCAAACAACTTCAGTTACATTGGCGCTGACTACACAATCGGGGCAAACTGCGGTCAGGCCTACCGCGCAAATCAATTCTCAGAGATTTATTGCAACGCTGCCACTGCCAGGCAAAACACTTCTGGGTATGTGAGTTACTACAGTTCGCTTATTCAGGCGACGAACACCAACAACAACAACAATGGCAATGGTGCAGATTACTCACCATTGCCAGGTGCGTTTCCAGGCAGCAACCAGGGTAACCATTACGCGGTAATTTACGCAAGCAATTGAGGTGGCCAAATGTGGCTCATAATTCGCAACTCAGACAGCGCGGTGGTAGGAACCAACTACGCCACGCAAGCACCAGCGGCGCCAAACGGGCATACTGTAAAAGAGTGGTTTGGGCCAGAGCCAGCTTTACATGATCCGGTGGAAGGCGTAGAGAGCTACGATCCAACGCTTGACGATCCAGATTGGAAGATCTTAGCAAACTTGCGCATTGATTTTGACGCGCTGGCAGACAAGGCAGACAACGAAGTGGCGTGGCTAGAAGCTGCCATACCGCAGATTGAGACTGCCAACCTAGATGAGTTGCGCATGTTACTATCAAGATTGATGCGACAGAATACAGTAATGATAAAGGCATGGCGTTATATAGTGCGCAGGTTGTGATTGCTGACCCGGTTTAGTATAATATGAGAGTGAAGTTCATATGCCAACCGTTGTATACACAATTCAAGTGTGGGGATGCCGGGGCCAAAGATATACTAGAAGTTATTCAGGTTGTAAGGCATGCCACCAGTGCTAGACCTGAAGGCTATAGGTATATGCCCAGGTACCGTGCTGGCACTTGGGATGGTTATATACAACTATTGAAGGGCGAGAAATTCCCTACAGGCTTGTTGGGCCTAGTTGTGGATAGCCTACGCGACATCGGCATTAGTAGTATAGAGATAGTACATTATAATACTCCAGACCGCGATCCGCATTCTGTAGTTCCCCATTTGTTTGAAGATATTACATTGCGTCCATATCAGGTGAAGGCTGCACGCACCATGTTGAGTTACGGACGTGGTGTAGCTAACATGGCCACTAATGCAGGAAAAACGTTAGTGTTTGCCTCTATGATAAAGCAAGTTAGTTGTAGTGCTTTAGTACTAACAACTGACTTGGATTTATTGTATCAAACATCCTCCAGATTGTCTATTAGGTTGAATGAAGATATAGGCTTAATAGGGGATGGACATTGGGAGTTGAATAGGGTTACTGTAGGCACTATCCAAACATTGTCCAGACACTTAGACAGAGCCAAATCAGATTTTAATAATCTAGGTATGATAGTATTTGATGAGTGTCATCACATACCTAGCAAGACTAGTCAGGCTGTAATGTATAATGTGCCCGCACCACTCAGATATGGGTTCTCCGGCACACCTTTGAGCAACGATAGATTGACTGATTTGATATTGATAGGTGCTACAGGCCCAGTATTGGTAGAAGTATCTAATGCCCAACTGATATACCAAGGCATATCAGCTGAACCTCATGTTATGATGTTGGTAGTGACTGATGGATCTATGTATGATCTCAAATGGAGTGATGCTTACGATGAGTTAATAGTGCACAATGATGTGCGCAATAGTAGATTGGTGGATGCTGTTATGGGTTATGGGGCAACGTCCACTTTGATACTAGTGGAACGTTTGGAGCATGGAGTATTATTGGAGCGCATGATAGATGGATCCAAGTTTGTGAATGGCGGTTCAGAGGCTGACGAGCGCCAAGCGGCATTAGATAGTTTGCGTGAAGGTGAGGGAGCCGTAGTCATATCTACGCCTATATTTGATGAGGGTGTAGATGTGCCTGCTGTGAGTATGCTTGTGTTGGCAGGTGGAGGTAAAAGTCCACGCAAGTTGTTGCAGAGATTGGGACGTGGCATGCGGCGCAAAGAGAATGATAATGTGTTACATGTATTGGATTTTGTGGATGATACTAATGAGTATTTACTGAGACACAGTCTGCAACGTGCAGAAGTGTATGAGGAGGAAGGCTTTAGTGTGGAGATAGTGGAATGATAATCCACCCATTAAAGCAAGCATATATTGATGTGGTTTGGGAGCGCTATGGTGCTAGACTAGGCAGAGGAGACAAGAATCCGGAGCGCACAGAGGTGATAGCGCAGAAGGTAATTGCACTAGGCTTGGATTATAATGTGTTTGTAAGCCTTGCAGTAAGGATGTGGGATGGGTGGGCAGATAGGCAGGGATGGCCGTATCCTTATTGGAATGTGGTTACTGGTGATGCCACATTCCAAAGATTGGAGCAATTTATAGATCTGGGTGGAGACACGCTGGATATTGATACAGCCTCAGATTTTGAGGCTGAATTGATGTTTGCTGTGTCTTATGTGAAATGGGTGCGTGGGTTGCATGGTAGCAAACCTAGGCGTATTAAGGATGTATGCATTAAGATTCAAGTTGCCGTGGCGGAGCACATATGTAGACAATATGGTGTGCCTTCGATTACATCTGACTTGAATTACATAGCGGAGCAATTAGGAGACAAACTTGACTGATATGGTGGCTAACACAGCAGAATTCAGAATGACAATATTAGCTATGATGGCATTCTCTGATTGGTTGTCACGCTATGGTACTATATTGAGGCCTGAACACTTCCCATCTAAAGATGAGCGTGATGTGGTTAAGTGGTTGAATGACTACTACGCCACGTACGGGGTTGAGCCTAGTGATGTGGATGTTGTGGAAGGATTGAGTGATAACCCGCTGTGGGATGCTATAGTAGCGGCCATCCCAAGCGTGACGGATCATACTGTGGATATGGCTGTCACATTTGCCCAAACGCAGGCTATGATTTGTGCTATAACTACATCCGTGGAGGACATACGTGCGGGTGATTTATCGAATGTGCGTGGACGCATAGAAGAGGCATTGAGGGTAGGCCAAGATCTGACGGAGTTGGGTCAGGAATTGGTGAGGGATGCTGATGATTGGTTGTACGAGGAGACCACAGCACGTCATTATCCTACTGGTTGGGTGTCTATAGATAATGCGTTGAAGGGTGGCATGGTTGGTGGAGAGTATGGTTTGATATTAGCGCCAACAGGTCATGGCAAGACTACTGCATTGATTAATATAGGGTATGCCTTGGCAGGTTTGTATGGCAAGGCAAATGTGGTTCATGTGACTTATGAGATGCCGCAGCACAAAGTGTTGAAACGTTATGCGGTGCGTGTGGTGGGCCATGGGTACGATAGGGATGAAAATATTAAGCCTTATGTGAATGAATTGCTCAGTCGTGCCAAGGTTAGTTTGAGGGCCAAATTGCGGGTGGTGAGTGGTATAGATAAGACATTGAGTGCCCTGAGACAACTTATTGACAATCTTGCTAGTGATGATTTCTATACGGATGCATTGATTGTAGATTATGCGGATTTGATGCACCCACCTCACAAGCGTAATGAGTACAGATTTGAGTTGAGTGATATAGCCAGAGGCTTGAGGGCTGTAGCAGAGGATTACGACATACCAGTGTGGAGCGCATCACAGGCAGGGCGTCAAGCTATAGGTAAGAATTGGGTGGACGTGTCGGACATAGCTGAGGACATAGGTAAAGCCTCAATAGCGGATGTGATAATAGCTATATGTCGTAGCAGTGATGAGATAAAGCTTGGGCAAGGAAGATTGTTTGCGGCCAAGTTGAGGGATGCCAAAGATCATTTCCCAGTGCCTGTGAAGATAGATTTTGCTAGACAATTGATAGCGCAACGTTATGACAAGTGATTACGATGCTTATTGCAAGGAAGTACTAGAAGACAGCCTCATCATTACCCATGCTTGGCAACGCAGGTTGGTGCTTGAGATGTTGCAGGAGTTATGGGATAATGATGTGATAGTGGAGTATGTATGGGCTATGTCTTCAGGCTATCCTACCATAGTAGTGAATGCTCTGGCTGTGGATACTGACAATTCGGAGTGCGAGGTTGTAGCCACTTGGGCTTATGATAAAGAGTTGCAGTCTGAACCGGACGCATGGCCGTGGATTATGGTGGATTTGGAGTTGAAGGACGTAGCTTCTGAGGCAGAGATTGACAATGATGATTGATAGCGCAACGTTATGACAAGTGATTACGAAGATTATTGTGCGGATGTTATAAATAGTAGTGGTGTAATAACTACTGCCAGACATTGTATGCTAGCATTGGAAATGCTGGCAGAGTTGTGGAACAATGATGTAGTAGTCGAGTACGTGTGGGCCATGTCATGTGATTTTGATGGTGTGATTATGTATGCAGTGGCTATAGATAGTAATGATTTGGAGTGCGAGGCAATATGTCGTTGGAAATATGATGAGGCTGATCGCAAAAGTGCAACATGGCCAGCTAAGCCATTGGTGATGGTGGATTTAGAATTGAGGGATTTGGAAGATGGGATAGTTGACAATGATAATTGATTGGTTGGAGAGCAGATTTGGTGAGGTCAGGCCTACTTCTAATGGTGAGGAGTATAGGATATGTTGTCCATTTTGCAGTGCCAAGGTAGGCAAATTAGACACCAAGTATCATATGTACGTTAGTGCTGTAAGGCCAGTAGCTCATTGCTTTAGATGTGAGTGGAAGGGCCATTATATGAGTTTAGTCAGAAGTGTAGATGGGTGCTCTTACTCGCAAGCCTTGGAAGCTATAGATGGGGTTGTGGCCAATGCACAACGATTGGATGCTTTGCTCAACCCTAAGACCTCAATGACTCAAGATAGTTACAGTGAGCCTAATGGGTTTAGATTACTGACAGGTTTGGAACACCATCCAGAGAAGTCTGCATCATGGAGATATTTACGCCAACGTGATGTGCCCATAGGCTTGATAAGATCTTGTTTTGGGTATGTGCCTGGATCTATGAGGGTGTGGATGCTGATAGATGATAATTGGTGGCAGGGTAGATCATTGACTAAGATGGAGCCTAAGTACATATCTCCACCATGGCCAAAAGGTGATAGTTTGTGGAACGGCAGAGCGCTTGAGACACATGATAATATTGTATTGTGCGAGGGCGTGTTTAGTGCGATAGCTGTAGGCAATGGCGCAATAGCTTTATGTGGCAAGACCATGAATGAGCAACAGGCTGCACGCATATCCAGATCTACGAGTGATGATACTGAAATCACCATCATGCTAGATGCTGATGCAATTGATAATGCTTATGATATGGCCAACGCATTGAGATTGAGCGGATTCAATGGAGACATCAACATACAATATATGGATAGTGGCGATCCAGCTGATGGTGTGATTGGCAATATAGTTAGGTGGGATTGGAGTGCTGAAATTAAGCATGCCCTGGCGTTGTAGCATTTTAATAAATTTCTAATATAATTCTAATGTAATTATAACGGGCAACCGTTATACTAAGGCCACGACATAAGGAGGTATCAGCAAAAAAGGAGAAGTCTATGAATGCCTTACCCGATAATATCAAGGCAAAGACTGCAGAGTGGTACGAGGAACTTCATAACCTCATGTGGGCCATGTGCTGGGACAGAGCCAATGGGGATTATTGGCTCCTGGATCCGGAGGAGATGTTTGCGGAGCTGAGTGTAGAGTTGGTACATTTAGTTCAGCGTTATGGAGGCAATGGTAAGTCTAGGGATGAGGTGAAACGCATTCTCATAGTTAGTATGCGCAACCGCATAAGTGATTTGTGTATCATGGCATACAGAACGCATCGCAGTGCGGAAATTGGCGCTTTGAGATTGTGGGATGGCAGTATAGAATCAGATAATGATAATAGCCTGAACCCTGATGACGAAATGCCCATGGGGGCAGAAGTGGAATGGACTAGTGTCAGTAGCGTGCCTATGCACAGCTACGTGGATATGGAGGACGACATTATAGATCTATCCAGTGATGCGCAGGAACTGTTGTACATGGCCATGTACCAGGATGACGAAAGACTGCACCAACAAATGGAATTGGCCGAGATGCGTAAATTAGCCACTACATCCAAAAACCAATGGAGCATAAGACCTACACCATTGATTTTCAGGCGTGCCTTAGGATGGCCCAAGGACAGATTCAAGGCAGCTTGGAATGAGGTGGTGGATTTTGTGAGTGGACTATGATAGCGGTTTAGTATACTAGGAGGAAATGATGACAATCGTGAACGGAGGTGAGCATGACACATATCCAGATTGCTTTGGCTATCATGATGTAGGTGACCCGTCGTGCCGCAGATGCAATTTGGCAGAGGAGTGTGTGGAGCATCAGGACAGCATGTTGCCAGAGTGTTTTGGGAAGTTGTACGATGACGAAGAAGTAGAATGTAAGAATTGTTTATTCAGTTCAAGATGTGCAGATGAAATGGAGGATAAGGATAAAATGACGAAGCGAAGACGTGTGAGGATGCGCAGAACCGCTACCGCTGACGTTGAGCCTGAACCTGAGTCAGAAGAGGAAGTCGAGTTTGAGGAAGAGGCTGGCGAGGACGTTGACTATGCGGATATGCGTGTGAGTGAGTTGCGCGAAGAGTGCGAGGATCGAGATCTGGATCCTGTTGGCCGCAAGTCCGTACTTATTCGCCGTTTGATGGAAGATGATGGTGATAAGGTGGAAGACGAGGATGATGAGAACGAGCCTGAGCCGCAGATCAAGCGGCGCAAGGTTGCCAGCAACAAGTCCAATGAGCCTCCTCCCGGATCTAATGACAATCCTGTCGTGGGATTCTCCCTAGATGATGTGGTGGATGCACTTGAGGCAGGCAAGTCGATCATCGTGACGGTCACGGAGAAAGGGTATGTCATCAGTATGGGCGGCACTGTCACGGCTCAGCAGGCTCAGGAGGAGCCCAAGCCCAAGCGCAAGGGGTTGCGTGGGGATGAGTTCTGGCGAGAGGTTCTCACTGAGGATTACTACGACTTCAATAAGGTGGACTGCGGCACCGGCAAGCCTTGGGAGAAGATGTCCAAGGAGGAGAAGGTAGAGTTCGCTGAGGAGTTGGATGTCACGTGGGAGGAGATGGATTCGGATCTTGTCACCACGATGAATATGGTCAAGGCAGTGTATGCGGAGTTGGGCATCGAGAAGTACAAGGAAGAGTACAAGTCGCCTTCCGCTCGCAAAGCGCTGCGGTGATCTATAGGTGTTGGCTTGAGGAGAGACAGGGTATTGCGCCCTGTCTCTTCTTTGGGATAGTGTGCTGTGGGATAGGGTAGGCAACTTGAAGTGGATTTGATAATTTGATGTACACTTGGCAGACATTTGGCCGGGAATTGATAGAGACTGAAGACCTGGATCCAGTGTACGTCATGCTAGTGGATTCCAAAGCGCTTATGAATGATAATCTGTTGAAGCGCTGGTTGCTGGCATATTGGTGCTATTACAGTTGCGGTGTGGCCTCGCGCATAGCGGAGTCGGATGACTTTTATGCATCCATGTGGCAGGGCATTCATGAGAAGTGGCCCAGAGGGATGGAGCGTCGGTACTTCTGGGGTCGGCAGGCTGAGAATGCAATCCAATATCTCCAAGAGTGGGGTGAGCCAGAGGCTGTAGTAGATCATATGACAATCCATGATACGTTCCAGGAAGCATCCGATGCCGTTCAAGAGTTTGTGGGGTTTGGGCCTTGGATGGGCTGGAAGATTGTGGACATGGCTGAAAGGGTATTGGCTATTCCGGTTGACTTCTCTGAATCCACGTTAGGCATTTATAAGGATCCAGTTCAAGGTGCAGCGTTCGTGCGGTTTGGGGATTGGAAGCATCCTATCACTGAGGCTGAGTTGGATGAAGAAGTCCAGCGCCAGGTGGAGGAGTTCAAAGATCTATTGGCGCCACCATTCTATGATAGGCCACCTAATATCCAAGAAGTTGAGACTAATTTATGCAAGGCTAAGGCATCATTCAAGGGATTTTACCCGATGGGAAACGACACGTACCATGTACGTGAGAGCTTGAAGGGTTGGGGTGACTTAGCTCAGGAGCTGTTAGGGTGGTGCCCTAGGATGCGGGATGGGTGGGTGGATGAGGACGGCAACTTATTGCGGGCGAACAGGGTAGAGGTGGTGGAGACATATGGCTGATAATGACAATCATGGGGTGCAAGAGTTTCATAGGTTGAATGAGCCTGTGGGTGAGGGTGAGGATGAGCATGGTCATTATCAGCTCATACCTTTGAGCATGGTGCGTGGAGGCAAGGCCAAGCCTTATAAAGTGTACACGAAGCCGATGAAGCATTTACTCAGAGACACTACGCCTGCACCCAGAGGCTGGTACAAGCCAAAGCACCCTGAATCTGACCGTGTGCGGGCAAGACCTTGCTACACTGAAGCACTTCTTACCACACCCTATGGTGGATTTTGCCCTGTTAATTGCGCCCATTGCTATGTGAATAACGGAACACGCGGATACCGTGCTACAGGATTGCCGGTGGCACATTACAAATATCCGGAGGCAATGCGAAAATGGGTTTCTAAGCTGTCTATCTCTGGTGCTGCATATATTACCTCATTCAGTGAACCGTTTCACTTCTTAGAGCCAGAATACCACGTTACGCAGAATCTAGCGCAGGTCTTCATTGACGAGGGTTTGCCGATGTTCTTCCTATCGCGCAAGATTCCGCCTGATTGGGCTATGGATGCGTTGCTTGAAAATCCATATAGCTATATGCAGTGGAGCGTTAACACATCCAACCCCGATCACTACAGGCGATTCTCGCCAGGCAGCTTTAGTTTGGATGAGGTGTACGAGGCTATACAGCGCTTCCATGACAATCGCATCTTTGTTAGCATTCAATGCAATCCCATCATAGCGGGCATCACCACGCTCCAGGAGATTGTAGATTTGGTGTATGAATTGGAGTATGCGGGTGCTGATCACATCATCTTCAAGTTCGTGGAGCAAGTGGCTAACAATCGCAAGGTGCTGCTGGATGCGTTCCACAGGCGTGGATTGCCGCATGTGGACGCATTTGACAATCTATTCAGCCAAGTGATTGGTGGGGTGTACACGATTAATGAGGATGTGCGTGTGGAATGGCTGGAAGTGCTGTTGGAGGAAACACGCAAGGCAGGCTTGACCATGAGCTTGTGCTATGAGTACTATGATGATGGTCATGCTGGCGCCAATTTGGCTCCTTACTATACTACGGCGGATCAATGCCATGGGCGTGGGGTGCCTATATTCTATCGTCCTGAGCCTGGAGCACGCTTCCAACCGTTGCCTGGGTGCTACCGCAAGGGTTGTCTGTATTGTGAGGAGTACGGCACGCGTGTGTGTGAGAATGATAAATTACTAAGCGCTTCAGATTTTCAGTATAAAGATCTGCGCACTATTCAGATCGAAGGGCACGAGTCTAATTGGGACTTGCCAGATAGTTGTGTCAGTCCTGATGAGCTGACCTTTCACGATAACTGCACATTTTCGGAACGACTACGGTTTGGCAATCCGAAGCTACAAACGGATGCTGAGATGTGGGGATGGGATGACGAAGTATAAGGTTTGTAATAAGTGGGATATAGACATACCAGATAGTGCATTGGTTGCGGCTGATGATAATCCGGGCAGTATTGCCAGGCCATATACATATTATATAGACCATAAGTTGGCGGATATAGGATATCAGGCCTGGTGCCGGGAGTACTTGTTGAATAATTTGGAAGGTGTACATAGTGTAGTGGAGTACTTTGGTGGTATAGGTGTGGATGCATCTATAGTAGAAGGCACATTCGATTTGGAAGAGCATGTTTTATTGGATTTGGATGCCGGATGTGTGGACATTTTGCGCAGAAACAATCCAGAAGCGGAGAGAATAATACAAGGTGATTTTGTGGAATATGCTGGCATAAGAGCTGATTTGGCTATATGTGATTTTGAACAATTCACGATGCTGCACATTACCAGAAATAGGAATGGCATGCGTGAGGCATTAGGCAAGGTGCTGTCAGCTTGCGATTGTTGTATAGTAACTGGCTCAGCAATTAGTAGGATGCATCTGAATGTAGATATATACTCTGAGGCTTCTGACATGCTTGTGAGGGACGTGTTCACATATATGCAAGCCATGTCTCATTGCTTTTATGATTTATATGGTTTCTGTGTGGGCATGGTGGCTTATGGGCCTCATGCATCGTTCATTACACTTCTTCCTGGCAAGCATGACTTATGCAATGCTGCATGTATAAAGGCTCCTAGTAGTGCTAGGGATAGTTTCAGGAGAATGGGATGATGCATGACATGGTTTGTAGTTGGGAGCCTAGTTCTGGCAATGATAATCTTGTAGTGTCCAACACGCCCTGGGAAGTCTATAAGATAGATGGTGTGCCTGTTCATGTCAAGCGTGAGGATTTGTGTTGCCCACCTCCTGGGCCCAGTTTCTCTAAGATACGTGGTGTCAAGGCATATTTGGAGGAAGTGCCAAATGATACAGTTGTGGGCGTGTTGGACACGATCCATTCCAAGGCTGGTTGGGGTGTGGCGTACGTATGCAATGCCTTGGGCTTAGAGTGCGTGGATTTTTATCCTGTATACAAACATGAGCCTTGGGAAACTGTGAGGCCTATACAAGCCAAGGCTAAAGAATTGGGAGCCACTTTGTATCCTATGAAGGCTTGGCGCTCCTCAGTGATGTATGGCAGGGCGAAGAAGATCTTAGATAAGATGGCAGATGATCGGGCACTCATGATGCCTAATGCTCTTAAGCTTCAAGCTACTGTAGATGCTACTGCAGAGGAGGTACGGTTGTACACGCCCCAAGAATGGATGAGTGGCACTTGGATAGTATCCATATCGTCTGGCACAATAGCAGCTGGCGTGCTGAAAGGTTTGGGTGGCAATGATAATGTTTGCGTGATCGCTCATATGGGATATTCACGCAGTTCAGATTATGCCCGCAAGTATATGATAGACATGGCCAAGGGTGATGTACCATCAGACATATTGATAATAGATGAAGGGTACGAATACACTGATTCAGTGAAGGAGAGTTGTCCATTTGAATGTAACAAATTCTATGATCTCAAGGCTTGGAAGTGGTTGAAGGGTGTTGTTGCTTCAATTGACCAACCTGTCATATTTTGGAACATAGGAGATTGACATGGACATTACCAGCATCAGGGCTGAAGGTTCGGACAAGCATGTTGTAATCAATGTGGATGGCACTGGTGAGGATTTATCCAAGTTGGGTGTGAATATCAGCGCTTTGAGATATGATCAGTGGTTCAATGTAGATTTGCAGGTATACCCATCTACCTTGGACAAGATCATGCATGTCGAAGCTATTCCGCAGGAGCAGAGAGATCACATTAGACAGTTGGTGGAGGCAGGACATGGCGACGAAAGCTAATGATCAAGGATTTGAGGATGGCTTGTTGGGCAGACGCAGGCGCAACAGGCACAGATTTGAGCCGGAGAAGGCAGCTGACTACGATACTGGCTACGATGATGCCGTGTTGAGATTGAAGGAGATTGGGCGTGGCAGGCCAGTGCGTGTGCGACATTTGACTGGATGATAATATGGCCCTACTAGGTATATATGGCCCGCATGCAGTAGGTAAGACTACTGCTATGGACAGACTAATTGATAAAGTGGAAGGCAGGCCTGTCACTATCATCAATGCTGATAACAATCTGGAGCGCTGGTGGAATGATAACAGTCTTGAGGAGATGCGCCACAAAGGTCGTGGTTGGTGGAAGGGCAAGGCTGAGGGCAAGCGTGCGCTGTGTGCAGACCTTATAGCTGATGATATGCGCTTATGGGTGCTGGAGAGTGTGCGCTTCGACACTCACAAGGGCATTGCCCAAGCATATCAGGACTATGATGGTGGAGCACATGTGATATTCTTGGTTGCACGTTGGGATGTATTCGAATCATTCATGATAGAGCGCAACGAAGCTAATGGCAGAGAGTTCAATTATGATTATTGGACGCAATCCAAGCTGGCCTATGAAGGATATGCTAGGTACATCAATCAGGCTCACAAGTACTTCGATCCATATGGAGTGCCATATGATGTAATTGAGGTCAGTCATGACCGGCATGAGTGGTCGGAGATTGATGAGCTAATTTGGATGCAAGTGATGAAGCCGTTGGATAGGTGGTATAATGGCTGAGATTGTAATGAGTGTGATCCTATATCTGGCAGCTAAATGTTTGATATGGATAGGGTTGTTGCCAGACACTGAATCGGCAATTTTGCTATTATTGTGCCTAGTGTTTGTAGTACTGTCAAACCTCAATTTGTCAGGGGATTCAGCATGAAGCTTGTTCAGATAAAGGGTAGCAATGGTTCAGGAAAGACCACTATAGTCAAGCAGATGCTGGAGTTGGATCCAGATGCTTACTATTTGGAATATGATGGCATGATAATCGCAACTGTCATGCCTACGGTGCGGTGGATTGCTGTAGGCAAGTATGATCTTGAATCGAAGATGGGTGGTTGTGATAGGTTGTCTAGTGTGGACAAAGTGAAGGATGCTATAGACAGATCGTTGGATTGGGCATGTGAGTTGTCTGATATGGAACCTATGTATGGGATTGTGTATGAGGGTATGATGATAAGCACCATTAAGACGACTTTCTATGATTATGCTGTCTTAATGGCAAGTCGTTATGATGTGGATCCGTTGTTCGTAATATTAAGCGCTTCTCCGAAAGGGTGTATGCATCGCATACAAGATCGTGGTACAGCACGCAAAGACCTTAACCATGATAATGTGGCTAACAAGTGTTTGATGGTAAGACGTCATGCCTTAACGTATGACCCTGAGCTTGTGAGGTGGATGGATGTGGAGCGTATACCAGAGGCTTATATGTTACAAGCCTTTGCGGCATTGGTAGGAGATCATGATTTGGTTGCCAGGTTGGTCATAGGAGCAGATTGGGGTGAATAACATCGAAGTAGGATACATGACCAGTACAGAACATCTCATGTCAATGACAATCTATGGTGAATCGTTAGATAGGGATAATGTGCCAACGTTTCCTAATGGTTGGCGTTTAGATCTGTGTGGAGAATGTAATGGGGCCAATGGGGGTTGTCCTGTAGGCGGGGCACCTCATTATCACCAGCTGAAGTCATCTATCCAAGGCTTTTATGTATTGGTGGTACGCTTTGATATGGTTTGGGCTATCAAATATGGTGGTGTGGGCAAGGGTGTGAGGCAGTCTAATTACTTCCGCTCTGGGTACGCAGACCGTCTGACAGATTGGTATACATGGAGGCTGTTGCGTAGGCTTGAGGAGAATGCTAGTGCTTACAGCTTAGGATGTGGCAATTGTCCCAAATGCTCTCCCAAGAAATGCACTGTCATGACTGGTGCCAAGTGCTTATATCCCGATCAGCGCAGATACTCAGTAGAGGCTGTGGGTGTGGATTGCTCATCCTTGCACAATATGCTGTTTGGGCATCGTTTGGCTTACTGGTACTATGAGGAAGAATTGCCTCAATACATGTATCGTTATAGCGGGCTATTTGTGGAGGATGATGTGTGGGATTATGTAGTAGAGGCAGTATTGGCAGATGCTAGTTACAATGACAATCTGCCTGAGCCGCATGGCTTGCAGAGTGTGGAGTGCGAAGCGCCAGAGGGAGTATATGATGAGGGCATGGCATACCAGGGATACTTGCCCAAGTCCTGATAATTATGTATGCCAAGAATGTGGTTTGTATAAGGGGTTAAATCACCCATTTCAGGGCATGGTAGGCAATGACAATCCACAGATATTGGCGGTGGCAGAGGCTCCCTGATGTGACACGGAGGAGGTGGGTACCACCTTCATAGGTCGTTCGGGAGAGATACTGCGTAGCGCAATGAAAAAGTTAGGCATGGATGATGTAACAGGTTATATCAATGTAGTGCGATGTCATCCACCCAACAACAAGTTGCCTGCCAGGTGCGCTAAGTTGTGCGCTAATTTCCTGAGACATGATCTCAAAGCTTTGGATGTGGAGGCAGTGATGGCATTTGGAGCTACGGCATCCAAAGCTTTGATGGCACCAGACAAACCTCCGCATGATTGGCCTGGTGCCATATATCAGGTCAATGAGATGGCGCATAGACATTTGTTGTTATTGGCATATCACCCAGCATACATTCTTCGTAGGCCTGGTTTGAAGGAGCAGTGGATGAGTGATTTGAGGCGATTCAAAGCTATGTGGAGGAGTTGCTATGGCTAAGAGACATGTTCAGCAAAGTCTTAAAGTGATTCAGAAAAGGTGTTCTGTATGCGGACGCGGTATGAGATGGGAGGCGGTACGTAACAGGTGTGTGAGAGCAGGCACTAATAGAATAGTGCAAGATGGATTGTGGGTTTGCACTAATGCTGAGTGTGGTGGTGACGATGTTAACAATGAAAAGTGATCAATCTGCCCACATGGCTGACCGTGTCCACGTTGAGGTGGAGCGTTCAAGGTTGGAGAGTATAGCTTACCGTGTCATCAATCTTGTGATGCGCAAGAATGCGGACTATGGTGACGCGTGGCAACGTCAGGGCATTAACGGAGCCATGGTGCGATTGGCTGACAAGCTTTACCGCATTGACAATCTGTCTGATGGGCGTGAGGTGTTGGTGCAGGAGGAAAGGTTGCTGGACACGCTGGTAGATGCTATCGGGTATGCTATGTTAGGCATATTATACCTTCAAGATGCGGGAGTGTTGGATGACAGTGAATGATAATATTGGTTGCGCAGCCTGTGGTTTATGTGATCAATGCAAGTGCCCTAATATGCCCCCAGGCGAATACTTCGATGACTACTGCGATATAATGTTTGTGGGGGAGGCTCCTGGCGCTACGGAGGATGATCAAGGCACCCCATTCGTAGGCAGATCTGGGAAGTTGTTAAGGGATGCTGTAGATTCTATAGGTCTATATAAATACGGGTACGTGTTTACTAATGTCGTACGCTGTCGCCCGCCCAACAATAAGACACCTACTAAGCGCCAAATAGGCTACTGTTTGCCTATATTGAAGGATGAGATTGAGCAATACCAGCCTAGGTTGATAATCTTGTTAGGTGGCACTCCGCTTAATGCGGTTCTAGGTGAGTCAATCGTCACCAATTGGCGAGGTACATTGATTGAACGTGATGGGTTAACATACTTGCCAGTGTTTCATCCGGCATACATCCTTCGCAATACATCAGCACTAGAAGAATGGGTGAAGGATCTTGAAAAAGCCAAATCCTTTTTGAGTGGTGATGTAGGTACTGGCAATGTGTCAGATGAGTATGAGTTGACGTTGATAGAGACTGATGCACAAGCCCAAGATATGTACAAGACTATCAAGTCTATAGGCTTTTGTGCCTGGGACACGGAGACCAATGGGTTGCGATATGGGGACGAGCTGGTGATGATGAGCTTTGCAGTGGATGAGCCTGTCAAGCGTGCGTGGGCTGTACCAGTGCCGGGTTGCAATAAGGTGTGCAAGAGATTGTTGCTGGATCCTGACGTGTTGAAGGTGGGGCACAACATTAAATTTGATGTGTTGGCCATACATGGCAATTGGAATGTAGAAGTGCAGGGTATTGTAGGTGACAGCATGTTAGCGTCTTATGTGCTAGATCCAGTGCCAGGACGTCATGGTCTCAAGCCTTTGGCGGGCAGACATTTGGGTATGTATGATTATGCCAAGAAGCTGGAGGATTATCAGGCATTACGCAAGGACACTAATCCTAAGTATGGTGGGGATTTGAGATTGGTGCCTACGGAAGTGTTAGCGGAGTATGCTGCTTTAGATGCTGTGGCCACATTAGAGTTGGAGTGGCGATTGTTGGATGATATGGAGGATGAGCAAAAGATAGTGTATGAGCAACTGCTCATGCCTGCTTCTGCTACATTCAGCCATTTGGAAATGAATGGTGTTGTGATTGATGAATATTTAGTGGAGCGTTACAAAGCTATTTATGCAGAAGCCAGGGATGCTAGATTAGACGAGTTAAGATCTGATGAAATGATAGTAGCGTATCATAAGTTCAAGGTCAGACATGGGTATGATAAATTTGAGTTCAATCCTAATTCATCCTATCAGATGAGGGATGTGTTGTATGGTTGTGTTGTATGTCCTGAGTGCCATAAGACTGTTGCTAATGAAAATGTGAATCAGGGGCGTAGGCATGAGTGTGCTAAGTGTGATACTAGATTTGCGGCAACCAAAAGCACAATGTTCAAAGGCTATGGATTAGGTATTACAGTCAAAACCAGTACTGGCAGGCCTTCCACTGGTTGGGATGTATTGAAAGAGTATGTGGAGGAGTTGCCAATGCTGACAGTATATCGTCAGTACAAGTTGTTGGGTAAGATGCTGTCCACATATTTGGAACCGGCTATAGGGTGGAAGGATAAAGACGGGCGTGTAAGGTCTGATTATAAGATTCACGGCACGGATACTGGCCGTGCCAGTAGTCGCAATCCCAATCTCCAAAACATTCCCACGCCTGAGAAGGAGCCTGGTACACTTTTGCAGTACTTGCCTATTAAGAACATCTTCACTTGCACTTGGCCAGAGGGTGGATGTTTGCTGTGTGCGGACTATAGTGGTATGGAGTTGCGCACGATGGCATCAGTATCAGAGTGCCAAGGTATGATAGACATATTCCTGCGCGGAGAAGATTTGCATTCTATCGTGACTGAGTTCTTGTATGATATAAAGCGCGAGGATTATACACCAGAGGAGTGGAAGCCAATACGGTATAGAGCTAAGTGGACTAATTGGACGTTGCTGTTCGGTGGGAGTGCATACACACTCCACAGGTTGTACGGACTTGATAAAGAAGAGGCTGACCGTTTAGTCAATAGGTATTATGACTTGTTCCCGGAGGTATTGGAATACAAAGAGCGCACATTGGCTTTTGCGCGTGAACATGGATATGTAAGATCTATGTTTGGAAGGCGCAAATATTTGCCTTATATCAATGATTGGCATGATGGTAAACGTAAGGCAGACGAGCGTGCTGGCATAAATATGCCTATACAGAGTTCAGCCTTTGATGTGTTGTTATGCGCAATGATAATATTGGATGAGTGCATGTGTGATGCTAATATGCGTTCCTTGATAGTCAATACAGTCCATGACTCAATTATGTTTGATGTGTATCCTGGTGAGTTGGAGGAGTTAGCAGGTTTGTGTGGGGATGTAATGGAAAAAGTAACGAGTGTGTATGGGCCTGAAAGATTTCCAGGGCTGGACTTCTCGTGGTTCACCGTTCCACTGGTGGTGGACATGGAGATTGGCACACATTATGGATCTTTGACAAAGTGGGGGGCAGAGAGTGGATTATAGCACTGGCGTCATTAGGGTTGTGTTAGGTGATTATGAAACGGAAGTTGACGTGGATGAAATCACTGGCATTGACACTCAAGATTTGACACATGAATTTGCTCAACAAGCATCATTGTTGGCTTATGTGTCAACGTTGGCTGCTGAGGCTGAGGCTGAGTGGAACAATAGCAAACAAGCGTTTGATAGGGCCAAAGCAGAGATATACCAGGCAGTCAGGTCTGCTATGTTGGCAGATGGTGATAAGGTTACAGAGGCTAGAATAGATGCTGCCGTAGTTCAGTCACGTGGGTATGTGGATGCCTCTGTATACGAGGCGGATGCTAGGTTGCAATATCGCATACTGCGCGGCTTAGTAGATGCTATGATGGCTAAGGGTAGTATGTTACAGAGTTTGGGCGCGCATTTGCGATCTGAGCTGGAACAAACCGATATGGTCACACGCGTGAAGGGCATTATTGATGGCCGCACGCCTGGTGCCAGTAGATGACCGCGCAAACGGTTTAGTATATCAGGTTCGAGTACATAGCCGATTTGCGGCAGTAGTCTATCATCTATAGTTGGAGGTAAAAATGTCTAGCAGCAAAGCGTATAAAGACTTGTTGGACAAGATCCAAAGCGTGGATTTGGGCACAAGCGGGTTCTGGAAGCCACCTCAAGGTATGAGTACGGTGCGCATCTTGCCACCGGTGGGTGACATGGAGTACTTTTTCATGGAGGTGGGCCAGCACTATGTGGGTGGGCAGAACTATATGTGCCCCAATCTTTGCACGGAGGGTAAGGAAGGGTGCCCGTTGTGCGACGTCAACGAGGTGCTGTACAAAGCGGGTGAGAAGGATGCAGCCAGTCAGTACCGTGTACGGCGCAGCTTCTGGATGAACATTATCGTGCGGGGCAGCGAGGGTGATGGCCCACAGATCTTCACCCCAGGAGTGACAATCTTTCGCACAATCGCTTCCATCATCAGTGACCCGGACTATGGTGATGTCACCGACCTTGATGAAGGGTTCGATATCAAGGTCGTGCGTGATGGCACTGGCCTCAGTACGAAGTATGAAACGCGTGCAGTGCGCAATCCATCCGAGTTGGGTGACGATGCACAGATTGAGGAGTGGTTAGAGAAGGCCACAGATCTGGATGAGTTCGTCTCTGGCCAGTTGTCTGACAGCTATGATGATCTAGCCGAGGAGAGTGGTGTGTCCCTTTTCCTGGATGAAGGTGACGTCACGTCCTTGATTGTGGATGCGCCAGAAGAGGACGAGGAGGAGGAAGCCAGCGCTTCGGATCGCATCCGTGATCGGTTGTCCAGAAGGGGGCAGCATCGGCGCAGCAGGAGTCGCCGTTGATCGTATTCTCCTTCTTTGCGATGGGGGAGGGACTGAGTCGGGCAGTCCCTCCCCCTGGTTCTGAACCTGATTTGTTGGGTGATGTGTTGTTGGTAATGTATGTGATAATGTTGTTGGCTGTGTGGGTGTATCTTATAATAGATTCGTATATGAAGGGGGATTGAAATGAAAATCATCAAATATAGGTCGTGGAGATTCAAAGCATTTATGGACAGTATCACGGGCAAGATTATTGTAGGCTTGCTTGTGGCATTGCTCTTGTGTGCCGCAGTGTGCGTAGGTTGGATTAACATCAACCAGGACAAGTTCACTGTGGTGTTCCATACTGGCCCTACCACTGACCCGGTTGAGATGGACAAGAAGTATGGTGCCATCCTGGCTGAGCTTGAGGGGGAGTTGGGCAGGCCTGTGGAGTTGAAGATGGCGGTATAGGCATGGATCTAACTACTAGTGTAGGGCTGTTCAAATATGGTTGGACGGGTGTGATTATCATTATGATTGTGGCAGTGTCTGTGGGGTTAGATTTGCTGAGCAGATATATTAGGAGCAGGTTGGAATGATTGGAATTGTATTAGCAGCCGGCAAATCTGAACGTATGAGTGGTGCAATGAATAAGTGCATCAAACCTTTGGATGGTGCTGGCCACACGATGTTAGGCAGAGTGATTAGTCAATTGCGCAGCTTGGATGTGGCTCCTGTTGTAGTAGTAGGTTACCAGGCTAAGGCTGTCATGAAGCGTTACTGTGCCAAGGCCACATTTGTCTACAACCCTGACTATGAATCCACAGGCAGCCTGTATTCTCTTTGGCTGGCGTTGAAAATTATATATGATGTCAGTGATGTGGTGCTGGCTTCTGGATCTAATATAATTACAGCCTACACCTTGCGCAATATGATGCGCATTGAGGTGCCGAAAGGTGACAACATTGCTGTCATGTATCCTTACCCTCATGGCCAAGCTGGTGCCCGCAACATATATCATCGTGTAGTGACTTCTGTGGAGAATGGCGCATTAAGGCATGACATAGCAGAAACAGCTCCTCGTGATGAGTGTCCCGAATGGTGTGATGAGAGCATGGCATACTCTCAATTTGGGATAGCCAACAGATTATATTTGTTGCATCACATACCGTATGTGCCTGGTTGGCGTACTGCTAGTGTAGGCAAAGCTTTAGCAGGATTCCAGGCTATGAATGTGGGTGTACATGACACGCTAGATGTTAACACACAGGCAGATTTTAGGTTGGCCAAGGAATGGTTTGGATATGGGTAAGATCGCTATCATAGCTGCGGCTGGATGGAAGGGTACCAGTTCAGTCTTTCCGGAGATTGACAAAGGCATACCTGAGCCGTTGTTGCCTTGCCACGGACAGACGTTGCTGTCTAGGCAAGTGTGTCAGTTGAGGTGTGCTGGGTATTACACCATTGCGGCCATAGGACAACCAGGTAGCATATACGCGCAGTGGGCAAGCTTAAGGTTGCGTGAAGGTCATATTGATGTGTCAGGCACTTATGAAGGCACTAGACCGCCTGGGCCATGGACTTGGCAGAGGGTGGATTATGTTAGATCTATAGGGGCTGTGCCTGTGTTAATACAGCACCCTGGCTGTCATAACAGCTTCGATACGGTTACTCAGTGTATGGATATGGTAGGCTATAGTCAGTGGGATGAATTACTGGTAACCTTTGGAGATTATATATTTAGTAATGAGTTACTGACTGCAATGTTGGAGTTGCCTGCCCCAGTCCAGATTTGGATGGGTGAAGTCAAGGGTGCGCTTCATCATAAGTTCTTGAGATTGAATGTGGAATGTGCCAAGGCTTATTATGAGTTGCCATCATACGACCAAAACAAAGTAGGACACACATCTCACAATGATAAAGTGCGCAAGGTCTTGGAGGAATTAGGAGCGCCAGTTATAAATGCGGAACAAGCATTCAAACGTATATACAAACATGGCGAGTATGGTTGGATGGATATTGACTTTCCTTCCAATTATACCAGATTGAGACAGTGGGTAAAGGATGGTAAGATATGATAGCTGCTGGATCTGTGAACGTAACGTATCCTGTTCGTATACATGAGGATGCGGACATTTGGGTGTCAGACCATTTGTCCATAGGCCAGTACACAGTCATCAAGTCCGGGTTCAAGGCCAAGTGTCGCAGTTTGACAATCGGACGTCATTGCTATATCCACGAGGGTGTAGAGATCGGGTTTGGCGGATGTATGGGCTTGAATGCGCATGTTCACATAGGTGATTATGTAGGCATCTTCCAAAACACGCATATTAACTGTGCGGAGCCTGTCTATATCGGTGATTGCTGCGGTCTGGGGCAGGAAGTGAAAATCTGGACGCACGGCACCTGGTTGCCGGTGGCGGAGGGATTCCCTCCGCAGAAGCAGGAGCCGGTGCGCATTGGTGATAAAGTATGGCTACCCGCACGCACGCAGGTGTTGGCAGGTGTGGAGATTGGTGATAATGTGGTAGTTGGCATCAACTCACTGGTTAACAAGTCATTGCCATCAGGATGCTTTGCTGCTGGCATTCCTGCCAAAGTGATAAAAGAGAATGTATATCCTAAGCCTTTGACCACTGAGGAGTTAATGCAAGTTGCACGTGAATTGTGCGCTGGATATTTGCCCATAGCGCAGGATAAGGGGTTTCAGCCAGATTGTCTTGCCCCGTATTTGGATACAGACAATGGGCATGTGTACATAGACTTCCAGATGAGTGAGGGCGAGGGTGCTGTAGAGTTTGATTTGAGTGACCCTAGTGCTACATATTTGCCTGGCATTAGTGAGTATGAGGAGGATTTTAGGGATTATTTGCGTCGCAACGGTTTCAAGTTTCACAATGGCGGTTTCTTCAAATCCATGTTGCCGACAAGGTTCACTGAGGTACGTTGATGTCGAAAGCCGAATTTATGGGATACAAAGATGTAATATGCCTGTCCCCACATCCTGATGATGTAGAATATGGCATGTATGGCACGGTGTTGTCCTGTCCTGGCACTACCTTTTGGATTATCGTAATGAGCCAGGGTGCTCCATCTAATCCTACCTATGGTAAGGTGAGGCTAGAAGAAGTCACCAGGTGCTGGAAGGGTGTGCACAATAAGACATTAATATTCACAAATGCTAGCAGTCTAATGTCTTTGGCGGAGCGTGAGTGGATTGGCAAGTTGGAGCATGATTATTCAGATGTGCTAGGTATATGTAGTACTATGATAGTGCCGCCGTTAGATGATGACCATTATGAGCATTCGCTAGTGTCCAGAGTAGGTCGTGCTATTGCCAGATCTAATGCCTATGGGTTGATAGAATATCGCACTGCCAGTGCTAGGGAAAGTTGGACACCTAATTTAGTGGTGGATATTACAGACAATTATGTTGCCAAGCGTCAGGCTATGGTGAATTTTCAAAGTCAGGCCAAGCATGGCTACTTTTCGCAAGCTGGTTTGAATGCCTTTCACATCCATTATGGCGCATCCAGGCGTGGGTATGGTACATGGCATGAGTTGTTCAGAATAGTGATGATGTATATGGGGGGAGGCAATAATGATTAGCAGACCTAATGGGCAGGCTTCTGTAGATGCCATAAAGCATTCTGAGCATATACCAACGTATGGCAGTCAGTTGATGTTGTTCCATGATGCTATACGTAGTGCTTTAAAAGGCACGCGTGGGGCGATAGTTGCAGAGTTTGGCGTGTACAAGGGCAAGACGTTGCAAATGATTAGTGACAGACTGCGATGGCATAACATACATTGCAATCTGTATGGCTTTGACTCATTTCAAGGCTTGCCGGAGGCATACACGCCTTATTATGGCAAAGGGCACTTCAATGTGAGTGAATCAGATATGGAACAGGTGCGGCGTGACGCTATGGCTTGTGATGCGTGTCTTATTGAAGGTTATTTTCAAGACACGCTTGAGTCATTTTTGTTTACGCATCCAGGCCAGTTCAGATTCGTGCATATGGATGCTGATTTATATCAGCCTACTAAATATGTTTTGAGTACATTGATGGATTGGCATAGACTATTGCCAGGCTCAGTTATACAGTTCGATGAAATGTTTTATGTCAAGCCAGATGATGGACGTTGGTATTGGGATGAATATAAGGCTTGGACAGAGTTTGTATACAGGTATAACATCAAGTATGAGTGGATAGGATCCTACACTCAACGAGGGGCTGTTATGTTGTGGGAGGTAGGGAATGAGTGACTATAACCAATTTGATTGTCACCGCAGATTCATCTCGGCCGACAATGGATCGGTTGTGGACAATTTCTGGGATGCATTGCCCTCAGACAAGATGCTGACATTGGATCCAGATTATGTGTTTCCGGTGTTTGATATAGGCACATATCGTACCTTGTTCAGTGAGGTGGACGTGGCATTGCCTTTTGATGCGCTTACTGACAAGGAACTGGAGTTGGTGAAACTGCCTAACGGTTCTAATGAATGTAGCAAGGCTGAGTTGATTAAATGGTGGGGTGATGCTATAGTCGATCATATATATAAGGCTTGGGATCCTACTAAATTTCATTTAGTGTTTCACAGCAGTGGGTGGGACAGCCGTGCGGTGTCTGGGGCTGTGTGGCGGGGTGTAAGGGAAGAGTTAGGTTGGGATTGGGATTGGGATGACGTGCTGTTTGTATGTATAGGGCCAGAGAGTGACGAATTCAAGTGTATTATGGAATACGAGGGTTGGGAAGACTATCAGTATGTGGCAGTAACTGATATGATTAGCCATTATGATAGGTGTTTGGATTTTCACGATGCTTGGCAGTGGTTGAATGGCCCCATCAACCTTGGATATAATATGAATTGGGTGTTGATTGAGCATTTGCAGCGCGAGGGATTGGTGCCTGAGCATGATGATGACATCCAACTATTTACCGGACGCAATGACGTAGTGTTTGAAGTTAGTGCTGGATCTGATTGTACACTTAAACGAGATTATCTTCACAACTACAGCGCTGTTACCAGTTCTGTGTTGTACAAGGTTGACGATTTGGTGTTGCCTCTTATGTCGTATGATGTGGTGCGCACGTTGGCCACATCCACAGCGCGTGTGGGTTATGCCTCCATGCGTCGAGATCTGGTGGCTTACATGGATGAAGGTCTGGCCAAGTTCAATCGCATTCAAGATCCGTTCCCAACTATGGAAATAGGGCAGCATGAGCGAGCGATTCAGGATTACAAGGAATCGTGGTATGGTCAGAATGTGCATCCATCGTTGAAATCATCATCCGCTATATTGTCATATGATGAGTGGTGGAGCAGATGGACGTGTGCTGTTATTGTGGAGCACTTGTTGGAAGAAGGCTATGACATCACAATTGGCTAAGGTTGCATTGGTGTGCCCTTCTTTGAATCTGTGCAGGGCGCAAGATACGTTAGTTAAGGCTGAACATACAGCAGGCGTGCCTGTGGAGTTGATCGCATCGCATGACAAACATGGTGAAGGGTTTACTAAGGCAGTGAACAGAGGATGGCGTGCGGCATTGGATGTTGACGATGTCACGCACTTGACTGTAATCAATGACGACACGCACCCTGACCGGATTGAGACAGGATGGCTCAGGCGATTAGTAGAGGCTTTGGAAAGTCACACCAATTTTGGAGTATGCGGGCCAAGTGGCCCATGTCGCACGGATCCTCAGAAGTCAGGCAAGCCTGGAATGCCTAAGCGTGTGGTAGGTGTCCAGCCCTATAGTCTAGCATTTTTCATGGTGGTTATGAAGCGCCAAGTGATGGATGATGTAGGGTTGTTGGACGAGAATTATATACATTATGGCAGTGATAATGACTGGTGCCATAGGGCTGCCAAGGCTGGTTGGCGCGTGGTATGGGTGCAGGATGTGTATATGCCTCACGATGTGGGATCTATCAAACATGAGTGGCGTGCACATGATAGATCACTATACCTTAACAAATGGGGTTGATGATGCCTAAGTTGGTGGTGTACACAGCCCTGTATGGTAATTACGACACATTGCGAGATCAACCACACAACCCTGACGTGGAATATCGTTGTTATGGTGACACGCCACAGCCATCCAAGACCTGGAAGTTCATTAAGCAGAATAGGCATCAACCGACAGTGGTGAGGGATGCTCGCAGGGTGAAGACATTAAGTCATTATTATGTGACTCAATGCATGTATTGTACTTGGATGGATACTAATTTGCTGTTGTGGGATGACCCACTAAAGATTTGCGAGAAGTATTTGAAGGATGCGGATTTTGCCTTGTTCAGACATCCACATCGTGATTGCATATATGATGAAGTAAGAGCTTGTATAGAATACCGCAAAGACAAACCAGAGATTATGAAACGCCAGGTGGAACGTTATAGGGCAGAAGGGTATCCAGAACATGGTGGTTTGGCATCTACTGGTTTCTTGCTCCGCCGTCAGACAGAGGCTGTGATAAGGTTCAATGAGATGTGGTGGGCGGAGATTGAAAATGGTTCGCATCGTGATCAATTGAGCCTGCCTTATGTGCACTGGAAGACTGGCCTCAAGTTCTCTGTCATACCTGGCAGCATTCGCACAACTATGGATTTGCCGTCTTATTTGCATAAACCTTATAAGGGTTGAGTATGCCGCTACTATCTATCGTGACCCGTTGCTATAAGCGTCCTAAGGCATTGAAAATTAACCAGGCATCTGTACTATCTCAAAAAGATGGGGATGTAGAGCATATGCTTATTGTGGATGATGAGGGACGCGGCACGTTCTGGGCTAATTGCTCGTTTTACCGCAACCATGATAAAGTTCATGGTGACTATGTGTTCATAATGGATGATGACGACTATCTGGCGTATGATGGATTTGTAGGGCATTTGCGGGAGATTGTGGAGCGCTATCAGCCTGCTATTATCATGGTCAAGGCAGAGGCTGCCGGACGCATATTGCCTACGGACTTGGTGTGGAAACAAGAGAGATACCCTGTGGTTGGGCAAATAGGTTCCGGCAATTTTGTGGTGCGAGCAGATCTGTGGCACAAGCATATTGAGGCATTTTGCCAGCCTGTGGCTGGTGATTATACTTTTATATGTGATGTGTTTGACGATGTTGGTAATGGGGAGATCTACTGGTTCGATAAAGTGTGCTTGCGTGCGCAAAGGGTGAGTGATGGAGCACCAGAGCATTCATGATGAGTATGTAGCTGGTTTGGACGCTAGATTGTTGACTATAAATTTGTGGTCAACAGGCCAGAACTTCTTGGGCCATAATGTAGCCCAACGCCCTGTAGACTTATTGTTGTGGGACAGGTTTCTTCAGCGACGCACCAGCCTTAAAGCCATCGTGGAATTGGGCTCCGCAGCATTTGGCCTGTCACTGTTTCTAGCATTGCAGGCCAAACAGCGTAGTATGGTTTTCAAGACATTTGATTGCGTGCCTAATGATAATATACATACTCCATTGTCTAGGATGGTAGGGTTGGAGGATGACTTTGTGTTAGGTGATGTGTTTGGTGACACTAGGCAGAAGCTGATGGGTATGCTGACTAAAGAGTTGCCGCATCCATTGCTTCTATTTTGCGATGATGGAGACAAGCCTCGTGAGTTCCGTGAGTTTGTGCCTTATATGCATGCAGGAGACTACGTTGGGGTTCATGATTGGGGTATTGAGATAAACGCGCAGGACGTGCAGATCTTTGGTGATGCTGTGGTTCCGTTGTATTGGCGCGAGTGGGCTTCTGTAGGTAGCATAACGCGCTTTATGAAGGTGACACGATGCCCTTCCTCTCAATCGTGACACGTTGCTATAAGCGTCCCAAAGCGTTAAGGCTTAATGTCGTGTCTGTGGCTAAGCAGACAGACCGCGATTGGGAGCAAGTGTTCATTACGGATGATGAGGGACGCGGTCTGTTGTGGGCTAACAAGAGTTTATATCTCAATAGGCACCGTGTTAAGGGTGACTATGTATTAATATTAGATGATGATAATATACTATATCACAACAAGGTTGTAGAGCACTTGAAGGCAGTTGTGGCGGCACATGATCCTGACATATTGATAGTAAAATTACATCAGATCAAACGCTTATTACCTACAGATGAAGTGTGGGGTAAGCAGCCAGTCTTTGGGCACATAGACACTGGATGTTTCGTTGTCAGGCACGATGTATGGGTTGACAATATTATATTGTTTGGGCAGCCATATGGGGGTGATTGTGCATTTATAGGTGGGTTGTTTGCCCAGATAGAATATAATGGATGGAAAGTGTGTTGGCACGATGAGGTCATGACAGCTATACAAAGAGTAAGTTATGGCAAACCAGAGTGATTGGGATGAGGTAAGACCTAATGTATATATGTTGGTTAGGTCTGAGCATGTCAAGCCTGCTCCTATTATTGCAAGGTCTTCCAAACCGCGCAAGACGTTGCACCGTGATAAGCCTGGAGTGAGGCAGCGCACAACCGGCAAATTTGCGTCCATATCTGTAGTGATGATGACTCACAACCGTGGCGGATTGAGATTGCGCAATACATTGGATTCCTTGTTGTGCCATCAAAGCTATTTGCCTAAGGAAGTTGTGGTTGTAGACACATCTACAGATAATGACATAGCCAATGGCAATAAAGGCATCGTTGCTCTTTATCCTAATGCTTATTGGGTGCGCAAGAAGCGGTCAGTGTTTAGCAAATCTTGGGCATTGAATTATGGTATAAGATCTTGCACAAAGTGCTCCACATTTCTAGCCTGTATGGACGTGGATGTGATGTTAAGTAGTGGGTTCATCAAGACAGCCATTGATATATTGAGACAGAGCAAGGCTTTTTTACTAGTAGATACTTACTTGGCCCCCAGGAACATAGACATAGATCCATTTGATAATTGGCCTGTACTATTGAGGATGTGCACTAAGGCCAAACCGCGTGGGCCTGGATCCTTTCAAGCTTGCGAACGTAGATGGTGGTTCAATACACATGGATATGATGAGAGATTTAGTGGCGGCTTAGGCGGTATGGATGACGATATATGGGTGCGTGCCAAGAAATCTGGATTGAATATAGTGTGGATACCATCTGATAAAGCACAAGCGGTTCATCAGTGGCACGAGCGTTCTCCATTGAAAGGCAGGACTAGCCACTTGTTCAGCCATGATCCTAAAGTTGTAGTTAACCCTAATGGGTGGGGCAAATAGGAAACGGTTTAGTATAGCGAGGCTAACAGTTGACCGCTGGGCAGGTTGCCGGAAGCCAAGGGTTCGAATCCCTTGGCGGCGGTCAACTGTTAACCTCAAAGAAAAGGAGTGCTGTGAACTGGTCTACAATTGCTTGCTTGATCCCGACCTATAATAGACCTGACATTCTGCCAATGACTATTAAGTTGCTGGATGAGAATTTGGGCTATCCTGGCCGCATCGTGTACTTTGTTGGTAATGATGGGGATATAGATGTTGCCCCTGTTTTGGTTGAGACGTTAAGTGAGGACATCAGGGAGAGGCTACAAATCATATGTGGCCCACGGCGTGAGAATGGCAGCGGCGGATTGGGTGATAATCTGAACAAGTTGTTAAGAGTGACCGCTAATTATCACATAGACTATCTGCTACAAATGGATGATGATCATTGGTTGATTAAGCCTATAGATTTAGTGCCCCATGTAATTCAACTGATGGATGATGGGGCTGGCTGGATACGGCTAATGGGCATTGGCTCACACCACTATACAGCCACGCTTGAAGGTAATTATTGGTATGTGCATTGGGATAGCGAGGGGCCGTACAGCTTGTATATCCCATCTAATCGTCCCCATTTAAAGCACAGAAGGTTCCACGACTTTTATGGGTACTATCCTGAAGGTATGAAGTTAGGAGAGACTGAGGAGAGCTTTTGTCACCAATGTCGCAGGGCGTGGAGGACTGCTACAGAGAATGACAATCCGCCCAGTGTGTTAGTGCCATTGAATAACAATTCAGAATCTGCCTGGATGCATGTAGGTGTATCCTGGCAATCCAAAGGAGAATGAGATGCCACAGTTGGAGGAGCTATCCATCGAGGTTACCAATGAATGCCCTATGATGTGTATCCATTGCTCATCCGGTTCCAGCCCCAAACGGTTGCCTGATGAGATCTCAGTGGAGCTACAATTGGATTTGATTGAGCAAGCACGGGATATGGGCGCAACTGTGCTGAGCCTGAGTGGTGGGGAGCCTTTGGTGTACCCTCACCTTATGGAGCTGGTGCGAAAGGCTGAACGGTGGGGTTATGATCGCATCCTGTTGTACACTACTGGCCATACGCACGAGCATCGTTGGGTGAATCAGCACCCTCTTGTGAGTAGGTTGTTAAGCGTGCGCAATTTGACTTGGATATTCTCGCTCCATTCTGCTAACCCTGCGGTTAATGACCACATCATGAACCGTGAGGGTGCTACTAATCACATCAAGGACTCCGTATCTTGGTTGGTGAGCCAAGGTGCCGATGTTGAGATTCACATGGTGCCAATGAAAATCAACTTCACCAGCATTGCTGGCTTGCGCCAATGGTGCTCTTCTATAGGTGTGAGTAAGATGAGTTTGCTGCGGTTTGTGCCCCAAACACGTGGTGCGGCCAACAAGGACGCATTGCTGATGGACGTGCCTGATTTCTCATTGATGCAGGCCATTATGCATATTCAGACTACCATGTCCGCCAGCCCTACAGACCTGCGACTAGGATGCCCGATTGACTTCAGACACTCTCTTGGATTGGTGTCGGAGAAACAAAAGCCATGCCATGCTGGTGATGATCTTATTCTTGTGCGGCCAGATGGTGCTGCCCATCCTTGCGCTGCTTGGAAGTCTTTGCCGTCTGACGCCAACGTGCGGGACTACAGCCTGGAGAGCATTTTCAATGATAGTACGGTGTTCCAAGCCGTACGTCACTTCAAGTACGACAGGGGATGGGATCGCATCGAGGGATGCAAGGATTGTAAGTATGTGGAGAGTTGTATGGGTGGTTGCCCTGCTCAACGTCTTCATGCCTATGGCAAGAAGCTGGATGCGTTGTTTGCCGCCCCTGGCGATCCATTGTGTCACATGGTGAGGGGTAATGTCTGAGCTATTGAAACATATCACTGGCCACAACCCCAAGACTAGAATCATCACTCTAAGCAATCAGTCGGCTTTGAGCAAGGTCACGGAGTTCGTTCCAACCGGTTGCCCGCCACTGGATTGGATCATGGGTGGGGGCGTGCCGGCAGGGCGCATAACGGAGATCTATGGTGACACTTCAACAGGCAAGACGCTTCTGGCTGAGCATATTCTGGCCGAGACGCAGGCCATGGGTGGCACTGCCGTATTGCTGGATACTGAAACAGCCATTGATCAGCATTTGGCTGAGACCATAGGCATAGATATAGAAGAGTTGCTGTACGCTAATCCTGAGACTATTGAGGATGTATACAAGACCATACAGGAGTTTATCGAAGCCAAGCGCGAAGTTGATCCTGATGGGCTAATGACAATTGTGTGGGATAGTGTAGCTGCTACATCCTCAGAGGAAGAAGTTGAGAAGGTCAGGAAGGAAGGCTTGGGTGCCCGCACGGTAGCCACGCATGCTCGGCTCATATCCAAAATGTGTCGGGTGATGAGACGTGAGGTAGCATCAGAGCGCTTGGCATTGGTATTGATAAATCAAACACGCCAGAAGATCGGAGTTTTGTTTGGGGATGACAAGAGTACGTTCGGTGGCCGAGCAATTGGGTACTACTCATCTGTTAGGCTTGAATTGGCGCAGCGTGGTCAGATCAAGGATCATGGGGATGTGATAGGCATTAAGGCTAGAGCATATGTGGCCAAGAACAAGGTGGCTCCACCATTTGGCCAATGTACCATACCTATATTGTTTGACGTGGGTATAGACGAGCCTGGGGCCATGTTGGAATGGTTGAAGTCCCAAGACGTTATCACTACTGCTGGGGGATGGCATCGCATAACTTTGGATGGAGAAGAGCACTCATTCCAACGCCCATCTTGGCCTGAGTTGTATCTCAAACACAGGTCTGAGATACTGAGTTGGATGTTTGATACGGAGGACACTAATGAATTTGATTGATTTGCTCAGGGTTGTGGCATCTTCCAGGACACGCATCAATGCCATGGCCATGACGTTCGATGGCGTTTACTCTTATCTGGATGATAATTTGCCCGTGGCGTTGGAGCATGATGCCGAGTTCATGCATTATGATCAGGCAGCATTGGCCAATAACATTGCAAGTAATCTTAAGCGTGTGGCAGAGCTTATGGATAGTATGGTGGAGGCATTGAACGAGGAGCAAAAGCTGGAGAGCACCTCGCACTGACGCATGGGGGCCATACAGAAGATGGAAGCGTCACAAAGATCAATTGTATCCACCTAAGTGTAAGTCTAGCAAGGATGAAGATGAATCTGATAATCGACGGGACGAATCTGGCTCACAGGGCACGTCATGCGTATGACCTGTCTTACAGGGGCAAGGATACGTCAACCACATATGGCGTGATGCGCATGTTGGCGGCTTTAGTGAGGAACTACAACCCCTCATCCGTGGTATTTGCCTGGGATGGAGGTACACCTGGCTTCCGGCGCAGGCTCGTTCCTGAGTACAAATCCAAGCGCAAGCATGAGGAAGATCCAACGTGGCTGGAGTTCTTGGCTCAATTAGGTGAGCTTGAGAAGATCTTGCCATACACTGGGGTGCTTCAGGTTAAGCGCAGAGGCATAGAAGCTGATGATATCATGGCCCATGCGGCTCAGATGCTGACAGGTGATAATTTGATAATCACTACAGATGATGATCTGCTACAATGCGTGGATGACGCCACATCTGTGTTCAAGCCTGGAGGCAAGAAGGGCACTATCTATCGCATGTCTAATTTTGAGGATAAAGTAGGCTGGCCACCATTCAAGTTCGTATTGAGTAAAGTGTTGCAAGGTGATAGTAGTGATAACATCAAGGGTGTTTTTGGCATTGGCCCCAAGACTGCTCACAAGTTGTTACAACATGACAATGTGTTAGAAGCTGCCTCCCCCAAACTTAGGGATAGGATTGAAAAGTTCATCGAAGATGGGTCATACGTCAAAGCCTACGGGGCAATAGATCTAAGCCATGATAGAGCAGGTGCTAGATTGACTATATTGCGTTCCAAATGGCATCCAGCTCATGTCAAACGTTTGTATAAGTGGTGTATAGACAGGGGTTTTGTTAGCATTATTGAGCAAGAGAGCCTGAGCGTATTCGGGCGTTTGCGGGAGCCACAGTTTGATAAGTTGTTGCGTCGCACTCCATTGGTATGGGATTATGGCAGAGCAGAACATTGATGACGGTTTTGATCCTGACAAGGCTAGTGAGAGCTGTGCTGCTTTGAAAGCCTACTTGGAATACATCCAGTGCATAGAAAGAACGTACGAGGCTGTGCTAGGCTATTTAAGCCTTGCCCTAGAAAGTTATGAAAGGAAAAACGATGGATAACCATAAGCCAGAATCTGAGATGGATAACCCTAAGCCAGAATCTGAATCGTTTATCACATCCAAGACCGCTGTGGATAAGTGGCCTGTAATATCAGTAGGTGATGAGGTGGTGGTGGGTGACATGCTATTCGTCATCCAAAGGCTGAATGCTTCTAGCGTAGTGATAAGGCCACAGGTAGACGGTATGAGAGCCAAGGACGCTATGGCAGTGTTGCGCAAAAAGGCTGCAGATGGGTAAACGCTCCAAGGAGAAGGGTGCTGCATTCGAGCGCAGAATATGTAAAATCTTAGGTGACGCTTACGGCATAGAGCTGCGCCGCACACCTTTGAGTGGTGGATGGGCTCAACACTATGATGATGTAGCGGGTGATGTGGTGGCTGTCAAGGGCACTTTTCCTTACTGTGTGGAGTGCAAGAAGGAAGAGGGTTGGAAGCTGGAGAGTTTGCTTACAGACAGCCACGCCTGGTTCGATGCTTGGTGGATGCAAACAGTTAATGCTTGCCCATCTGGGCAAGTGCCATTGTTAATATTCTCCCGCAATTACATGCCCGTGTTTGCAGCATCTAATTGCGAAGATCTACTATCAGATTTGAGGTATGGTAATATAGATGTGTCTTATGCGATAATTGAGGACATAGCTATCATGTTATTAGATAATTTTATTGCTTGGGACAAGGAAGAGTTATGAAATTAGTGTTAAAAGGCAAATCTCCAATAGTGGTCATAAATAGTACTACCAATGATGATTGGATAAAATCCTTGCCTGGACACTCTGACGAGGTAGACGTAATTGACGCATCGGCTACGGTTGGCGTTGAGAAAAAAGGCATCAGGTTGGTGAAGGGCCATGATAAAGAAGCTGAAACTTAGGCTTGGTGAGAAAGGTGGTCCAGGCTCCGGTAATTGGGGACATGCGGGTCGTCCTGGGCTAGTGGGTGGTAGCTCTAAGCGCAGCGTACATTTTGGCCCTGGGGATGCTGGTGCTTGGGGTGAAGATTTGAATGCTTTCATGGATGAGCGCACTCCCGAATATGGTGATTGGCGTCGTGCTAGTCACCGTATTAGAGCTGTAGTGAAGTCGCAAATCACCGATGAGCTTTGTGAACGCACAGGCTTAGACAGGGAATTGGTACGTGATTTTATTAAGCAATGGGCCCATTCCAGTAATGATTCAGATATGCGCTCCTTGTCCATTCAGGAGGCAGCCGCAGAGGAATTGGGTGTTGAGTTGAGTGATTGGCAAAAGGCATCCATAGAGAAAATATTGGATGTCAGTTGGATGGATGAGCAATACTCGCATTGGCCCAAAGAAACACTAGACAAAGCCAAGGCTGATTATTTCAATCGACTTGATCGCAAGCCCTTGATGCCAAGAGAGCAAGAACGCCAGCTTGTGCGTGCTATGTATGATTATACTCAGGAGGAGTTGGCCAAGGCAGGCTACAAGCCTGATGATACTATAGAAGTGTACCGTGGCGTTACATATGGTGACACCAAACCTGATTTTGGTGAGAGTGATGTAATTAACTATAAAGGCAATGCCATTGAATCTTGGAGTGTAGGAGAGCAAGTGGCTGATGCATTTGCTGCTGGTGGGGGTGAGTTGGGCCCAATTGACCCGATGGGAATATTGGATTATGGGGCAACAATATCTATGAATGTGCCGGTCAAGAATATAATATCTACAGCTCATACAGGGTTTGGGTGTTTAAAGGAGGGCGAGGTTATTGTGGCTGGTAACGTGCCTGGCTCCAAAGGGTTTGTAAATACACTGTTTGAGCCACCTACCCAAGAAGAGATTGATGAGTACATGAACTTGACAGGTGCGAGTGAAGTGATAGATTATTGGACTTAATATGGATGACAAAGCATTAGCTGGCCCAATATCCCCAGAGACAGAGATACGCACTCATCCAGATGGTCAGGATTGGGTGTATTATGCTGGCCAACCTATTGTAGAGCTTGGCCGCAAGCGTGCGCTGCCTGATGAGCATTGTCATCCTGAGCCTGGGTACACTGTAGGGCGTTGTAAAATGATAAAGCGCAATGGCGAACGTTGCCGCAACCCTGTGCGCAAGGGTTGGACAGTGTGCCATTACCATGGTGCTGGCTTCCCTTCTAACCCTGGAGGTTTGAACAATAAGCAGATTGTCTCAGGGCGTCACACACCTCATCTGCCTTCCAGGCTTGTGGAAACATACCTTAACTACGCTAACAGCCCTGAGCATCTCAGTATGGCTGATGAGTTGGCCTTGCTAGATACGCGCATGGCAGAGCTGCTGACCAGGCTAGACACGTCAGACGTGAAGCGTGCTTGGTTGAAAGTGAGACATGCACGCCAATTGTTGAACGGGGTTGACTCGGATGATAAACGTTTGGATGATGCCATAGGTTTGTTAGATGAGGCTACGGGCATCAAAGGTGAGGACGCTGAGATATGGGATGAGATATGCGCTATTGTGGAGGAAAGACGCAAGGTTGCTGATTCAGAGCGCAAGCGTGTGACTGATGCTCAGCAAGTCATGACCTATGAGAAGGCCAATATGCTAGTGGCTTTTTTGATGTCTAGTGTCCAAACCCATGTCCAAGATCCACAGGTGCTGCGTGCCATAGCTGATGATATGAAGCGTGTTACTCTGTAAGCGGTTTAGTATAGTAAGTGGTGGGGGCAACGTGCCTCCTTAGGATAACCTGCAACGGGATTTGGACATCTGAATGCTTGTACTACTACTTGCCCCCACCACTACACAAGGTAATTATAGCTATTGTAGTAGGTGCAGACTTTAATGTGAATCGGGAGGAGTTGCAGTTATGCCAGATCCAAAGCCAGAACCAAAACCAGAAGAAGTAAAAGAAACGGAGTCCGCCCAATATGTGGATCGCCATCTTCACTACATCGAAGACATCGACAGCGAGGGAGGTCACCATGGCGATTGGATAAAGATTGAGGAGAATAAAGATGAAAGATCTTGAACATTCCGGCCATATAGACGAGGATCAGTTCTACAGCATCGCACTAGGTGTCTTGATTGGCGGAGTGGCCGTTCTGGTAGGATTGTTGCTTGGCGTGATTGTGGGCCGACTCGGTTTGTTGGAATTGATTCTGGGGATGTGAGGTAACATGAAAGATCCAGCTGTAGGATTCTCGGCAAGGTTCCTGTTGTATGTGCTGATTCTAATAGCAATAGCAGGTGTAGGAATTGCCATATTTGATTTCTTGGGTCATCAGATCTTTGGCCCTGTGTGGGTGTGGTGATGACAAAACACAGAGACGATTACAGGTTGGTCAACGTCAAAGGTTCAGGCATTGGCGTGATAGAGCCTGACACCTGGGCACGGATGCCAGAGGAGCTGAAGACTGAAAACCATATTGAGGTTCTTGCTACGAACGAGGAAGTTGTCATCAGAGCAGCCTACCATTCTCATCCAGATAAGTACAACTGGAGGGACTCTGGTCATATAGCACCTAAGAATAAGAAATAGAAAGTGAACGATGACGGGAGGTAAGTGTGATGCCCAAGTTTGATCCTTATGATAATCCTGATTATACGATTATAGCGGCGGAGCCTGGTACGCCTGAGCATGATGCTATGTGCGAGTTCTACAACGAGGGCAACTATGGGTTTGGTGGATTGTTGATGAGGCTGGCGCTGATTCTGCTTCTTCTACCGCTTGGCACAGCATGCATATGCGCACTAATGGGAGATCCAGAACTAGTGCGACAAGTGTTAGGAATGTGATATGACCTGCCCATCTAGACCCAACTACACTGGGTTGATATGCGTGGTTCTAGGCCTCATTTTCATATGCTGCATGGCCACCATTGCTGCACCAGACACAGTGCTAGACCTGATATTTAACCTGGTCGTAAACTGGTGACATAGGAGAGTTTGCTCAGATTTGGGGGAGATTGATGTTCAAGAACTGGAACTTCGATTGGGAAGGAATCAAGAGCTGCGTGCTTGTTCCTATTGCTCTCGTTCTTCTCATGATCCTAATTGGAATGGTGCTAGGAAAGTGTAGCTAATGGGTGAATGCTAGTGAGTAATGTCAAAGGCTACAATCCTGTAGGTGGATGTGGGTGTCTACTATTTGTATTGTGTATTACCGCTGTGCTAGCAATGTGTGTAGTTAACAGCATGAGGTGATTTATGGACTACCTATTGGTGTGCGACGATGAGACTGCCAGACTATTGCAAGAGGCTTTGAACGGCCACAAGATCAAGGTAGTGCCTAAGGTTGAATCATTGGGATTCCAACATCCTGAGGGTTCTCCTTTGCGTGAGATCAAGCGTGACGGCACTCCCACTTCCCAAATGGACAAACATGGACATAGACGGTAGTGACGAGTATGTGGAGTTCCCTGACTTCGAGGAATGGTTAGGCTTGAGGTATGGTATGCCGAAGCAGGGAACTGCAGAATATAATGTTCTGAAGCGTTTTGGGCACCGTGTCTACTTGGACAGAGCGTATCCTGAGATATTCTGCCAAACCGGAGTTTCTAAGCGGGATATATGGGGTTGGCAGCATCACTTGTACCGTTGGTACTGTGTAAGGCTAATGACCGGAGATGATGACGAGGTTGACGAGGATGCGCTCCTCGCACTTTTAGAGACAGCCCCTGTATATTATGTGCTTAACGACATCTCCGTGCCCGGAGTCACGAATATCGCGGTCAACACTAAGTGCGTGCCTGTGTGGTGGGATGGGGGCAGGGCTGTTGTGCTGTTTTGCATAGGAGATGACTTAGTACTAGCAGAAGTGCCGCAGGCTGATCTGAAAGAGACTGACAGCACTTTCAGATCTTGGGAGGATATAGAGTGATGGATGGCAAGTCTGTATACGCATTTCTAGCGGATCCTGCTAATCGTGTGGTCAACAATGATTTGTATAATTTGGCCAAAGATTGGGCAAGGCGTGCGCAGAGTTTAGACACTACACCCACTCAGCACGAGACAGAGGAGCTGGCTGCAGCCTGTACGGCTGTGCTGGCAACAGTGCCTTATATGTATAAAGATTCAGACGAACTGGATGAGGAGTTCCTATAGGTGCGCGACAATCACTCACTAGGCGAGATCGTCGTGGCATTGATTATAGTCACAGCCACACTGATAGTGTTGGCCGTGTTGTCGCACGGCGAGATACGTAAACATACAGATCCAAGGTGGGTGAGTGCGGCTGCCGACATCATACAAATGGTCATACTTATGTATATAGGCAGCTGGGTGTGGCGTATATCTCACAACTTAGATGCCTTGTTGGCCATACTCAGTGGTGATGCATCACATCTAAACCCTAACTTGACTGGGTTGGTTGCGCTAGCAGTCCAGAAGTTCAAAGAGGCAGCACAAGAGCTGGAGGATAATCTCAAAGATGGCGGGAAAAAAGACTAACGTATGCAAAGACATAAAGCAATGTCCTGTATGTGGTGGTACACATCCTAATTTGAGCCTTGCCCCATTGCCTGAAGGTGCAATGATGGAGGATTATGGCTGGAGTGAGGAGGTAACGCATTGGGGTATATGCCCAATGACCAATTCTATTATCCAAGTGAAGGTAGAAGAGGATGGGGGAGATGAGGCCTGACGACAACGAGAAGGGCCCATTGGTAACCTACTATGAAGATCTGGCAGGTGTTACCATCATTGACGTGGCCACTATTCCTGCTGAAGTTCCAAGGCAATGCAAGACATATGTTTTGCTAAAGGGCAGGGATAGGGAAGGCAATCCTGTACGATTTATGCTGGCAATGGTTGGGGTTAAGAGTGCTTGTCCTGACCATGGCGATATGCTGGATGATATGATTGATGGTATTGACTTCTTTGCCCTGCAAGAAGTAAGGCAAAGGGAGCGTGGGCAGGCATTGAACAGCTTGCGCTTGCTAAAGGAGCAAGACGGTGAAGGCTGAGGAACCGCTTTCAGAGAAGGTTCTGCGCATAATGTGTGTCAATGGTACCATATACACGCGATCAAAGCGTTCCAATTGGGACAAATGGGCTGTGATATTGATGATTATATTGGTTGTGGCCATAATTGTAGTAAACGCTATTAGCAAGACGTTTATTTAGTAAATATGGGAGCAAGCTATGAGGCCTATAGATTTTGAAGATGCTCAGGAAACGTTAGCCCAAGAATTTGTTATAAGCGAGATCCAACGGGTGATCAACGAACATGAAGCACGCAAGCGTTTTGAAATGATCAAAGCACGCAAGCGTTGGGAGCGTCATTGGCGCACACGTCTGTCCAAATGGCTAAGGTCTGTGGCGCATCATGTAGCGTTGCCGGAGCCGCCTGAGTGCTAGATATAGAAGCGTTTCAACAGCCTGACCAGCCTGACTTGGCTAACAGGCTAATACAAGAATGGGCGGACAAGCTCACATTTGGTGGCCCTATAGATGCTAATAACCCTATAGAGTCACCTACTGAATGGATACAAACCAACTTCCTGATTGACAGGCCAAGGGAGCCGGTTACAGGAAGAGTGTTACCTAAAGGACCAATACGTCTGGCAGAGTATCAAGCCAGGGTTGTAGAAGAAGCGCTACGGCGTGACGCTGACGGCAAGCTCATTTACAATACAATAGTGTGGTCAGAGCCAAAGAAATCAGGCAAGACGGCTGTAGCAGCAGGCGTAGGTATGTATATGGGACAGACTAATGAGGCCTGCCACATATACTGCCTGGCTAATGACGGCAAGCAATCCCAAGACCGCATATTCAATGCAATGGCCAGATCTATCCAGCTACATAATAAGCTTGGTGGATGCTATGTAGGGCTGAAAGCCACATACTCTCCGCCTACGATAGTCTTGCCCAACCGTACTAAGATTGAAGCTATCCCGTGCGACGCAGCGGGCGAAGCTGGATCAGAACCATTGATGACGATATGGTCAGAGCTGTGGGGCTATGCTCAGAAGCACAAAGAGCGCATTTGGACAGAGTTGACTATACCTCCTACACTTCACGGCTACGCAATGCGTTGGGTTGAGAGTTATGCAGGCTATGAGGATGAATCCACCACTCTTTGGAATCTATATGATGTAGGAGTCAATCATGGCAAGCGGCATCCCCATTTCTCTGAGTTGCCTGTATATGTGAATGAGGCTGCCAAGCAACTGACATTTTGGTCTCACGAGCCCAGGCAGCCTTGGCAGACTAAAGACTACTATGCTGCTGAATCGCTGTTGCTGACACCTAATGAGTTCACGCGTATTCACTGCAACCAGTGGATCACATCTGTGACCTCATTGTTTGAGGACATTATCACTTGGGACAAGTGTGCTAACCCTAATATTGCCAGACCACTGTTGCCAGGAGATGATACCCCACTAGTACTAGCAATGGATGCAGCCTACGCCAATGATTGTGCGGCTATTGTGGGAGTGACACGTCATCCAGATGATGAGTGGGATGCTGAGCACAGACGTGTCATAGAACGTGTAGCATTGGTTTGGGAACCGCCCAAAGGTGATAAACTCAATTTTACCCTTACTTTAGAGCCAGCCATCATTGAGCTTTGTGAGGAGATGAACGTTTACACAGTTGTGTATGACCCATACCAGCTACACAAATTTGCCACGGATATGATGATGCAAGGCATTGCCCCATTCAAAGAGTTTTCGCAGGCTGGTAGGCGATTGCGGGCAGACAGACAGTTTTACGATATGGTCATCCATCGTCATTACATACATTCAGGCAATGACGATATGAGACAGCATGTACGCAACTGTGCCAAGAAGGAAGAGGGCAAGAACTTGAGATTAGTCAAGAAGTCACCCACTAAGCCCATTGACTTGGCCGTGGCCACATCAATGGCAGTGGATGAGTGCTTGAGGTTAAATATCTAGTATGAGTACTCCAGAGACTAAACACACAGGAAAGTTCCGCAGAGTAGGACGTCAATGCCGCCCGCCAGCACAACCACGCCAGCGCACTTGCAAGGGTTGTAATATTCCTATGGAATGGGTATGCACAGGCCACAATGACCGTACGGGCAAGGCATACGGATATTGGATTTGCCCTGAATGCGGAGAGACCAAATGAGCATAGTAATGATCACAATTCCAGACGAGGGCCATCCATTGCATATAGTGGAGTGGGATTCACCAGCAGTGTTTATATACGTCCCACGTGACAATCCAGACATCACTATAGAGCATACTACTGAAGGTGATAAGCTCAATTTTACCCTTGCTATAAAGCCGGCTATTACAAAGCTTTGTAATAGCCTGAGACATCTGATTTGCCTGGCACCAGAAAGGTCATAGAATGGATGAGCAAACACAATCCGTTGAGATTATTGAACCAAATTTAAGCGTTGATTGCCGTAATTGCGACATTGCTATGGAATGGGTGCCTACGGACATAGTTGATCATCCTGAGGACGTAGACGCCAAGTGTCGTATAGGGTATTATCAGTGTCCTGAATGCCAAAGGACCACATGGCTGATAACACCATACAATAATCCAGGTGCATATGGTATAGGAGAGGAGCCATTAGAGAATGGATGAGGAAGGACGAGACCCAAGAGTAGGAATGACTATAGGAGTAACAGCCAGTATAGGGAACTATCAATCCTTGAAAGTATCCGTATATGCGGAGATGTGCGTACTACCAGGGGAGACTACTACCCGAGCCTTGGACGTATTACAGAAGCATCTCCTACAGGAGCTATACGATCGTGCGAAGGAGATAGAAGGGGGCTTAAGGGATAACGGTATAGTAAGATAGATCTAAAGCAATAAGGTATAAGGCTAAAGGAGCTTATGTCTAGGGGCTTATAGGCTAACATATTTGTAGGGGGCAGAGCATCTCCTATAAGTCCTTAGGTATAGGCTCCTTTATAGTGTATATAGGGGAGAGGGATAGTATGTGGGGGAGGGGAGTGGGTACGGATATGTATGGGGGTGTAGGAGTATATGTAGTGATGGGATATGGGCATAGGGATGGAGGGAGTGTGTAGAATAGACAAATATCCCCCCTTGCCTCCCCTCTTGCTAAACGCTCCCCTAGCACTAGCTCCCTCCTATAGGAGCGCAGCACAACAGCCTATCAGTTAGCCATTAACTGATAGGCTTTATTTATAGCGCTATGTAATTGTACAGGCAATAATTATTGCCTGGCGCGCATGGCATGGGGTGGGGTGTGTTTGTATATTACTGTGGTCAGAACAACTCGGGAAAACTTTATACTTGCCAACCAATTTTTGAATACTGGCCCAAGCAAGTATTTATGGGGATATATGGGAATAGGTATAGGGGAGTATATACAGGGTGTACGTGCTCCCCTATACCTACGGGCACTGCCTACTCGTACCGCTCCAATAGACTATTCACAGCAGACCTTATAGAGTGGCCTTCAGCATGCCCTACTACTTCATGGAGGCTACTTTCCAAGAAAGCGTAGCAGTGTCCTTCACTACCTTCCACTACTACTCTGAGACTCCCATTCAGTACATCTTCCTCCACATAGCTACTCTTCTCCTCTTGGCGCTTTGGCCTATCTTCTTCTACCGCAGCTTCCCAACCAGCTTGCCAATCATCATGGGCAATCGTTCCTGGTTCATATGGATTATCCTGTCCACCATACCAATAAAACCGACAACCTTGCCTATAGGCTCTTGACTTCAAGCGTGACTTGTTCATAGTCCCACCTCCATGAGCTTGGCCAGCGCTTCCTCTGGACTGTCCTGCCATCCACTGCTACTGACAGCTCCGGCATGGTTGCGGCATTGTTGCGGCCATGAGAAGCGGTCATGAGAAATGGCCCAGGAGATGCTTGCTATGTACTTGTTGGCCGTCCCTATGGCCCCATTAGTTTGGCCACGGCGAATGCGAATAATGGCATCAGGACGTTCCGACATGGCATCGAGAATGGACTGACGCTTATTGGTGTCTACTACTGGATCCTCCAACTGGGACACGCGTGCATCCAACTTGGCCATCTCCTCACCTACCTTGTCATCCATAACCTCCATGCGATTACACACTTCATTTACATAGTCCTCCAAAATCTCGGAGGACTTCTTTAGATCCAAGAAGAGCTTGTCTACCTCCCGCAAGGTATGCTCCAACAGGGATACACGTCGGCCGAGCATGTTTAGGATCTGTACATTGTTGGCCCTGGCCTTGTCCAAGGCTGCCATGAGCTTGCGCACATCTTCCTTAGCTGACTCATGAGGCTGGATGTCTTCTATGATGGGAATAACGTAAGCCTCATGTCCATACTCAACTTCACCCCTATGATTGTCTTTGGCAAATGCGGATGGATCTGCCAAGATCTTATGAACGTATTGGCCAACGTCCTGCATCTGCACTGGCTGCTCCAGCTCGATCATAGCATACAGCTCTGGGTATAACTTCATATGCTTGCCGGGAACATAGTTCGTGATGCTGATGCTAGCCAACTCCCAACTATTTACTGGTGTGACGAATATGTAGTTGTCGTGCATTTTTGGTGCCTCCTTACCAACAGTCTGGTTCTCCAACGGCTGCCAAGCTTGGAAAGACAGCTTGGCAAACCTCATCCTCATGGGCGTGGATGCGCATGCCTTGTGGCGGAACATCCCCATCCCAATGGCAACGGTACAAGCGGTAGTGCAACTTGCCCTCAACGGATCGAACAACAATGGCCTTGACGATGAACAACATCTCATCTCCTGGCTCAATGTCATCTGGCGTTACCGTGTACGGATCTACAATCTTAGGCATCGTTCTCTCCTTCTCCTACACAATAGTTATACATACTGGCTCTGTACTCTGGTGAGCCGAACTCATATCCTGCTACGTATTGGTGATATACAAGCATAGTAGGTGGTATGTCAATGAACAGGAATACCAACGTGGCCGTGGTCAGATCTTGATCAATCGAAAATGGGTCGACAATAACGTCTACCAGTCCTTCAAACGTGATGGGCCCAACCTTGAAGTGGCAGCCTATGTAGCAATTTGATAAGTGTTCAAACAGCTCCAGCTCCCCTACCACTTGAAGCTCCCAACAGCTTTTCTTATTGCGTTGAGGAGGCCATTTGGCAGTATGACTGACATGTTTGCCAGCCAACGTCTTAAGTGTCTTGTAGGGCATGTCAACATCCTATATGCTTACTAGCCAATCACCCAAGATCTGACGTATGAGTCCGAACAGGTTGTCCAGATCTGCTGGGTATTGGACGCATCGGTTGGGGACACTGTAATCAGCCCATTCTTCCATTGGAAGGAAGTTCAACACAACTGATTGAAGTGTTCCATCACGACGATCTTGAATCTCATCGCACTTGCGTACATCGGTGGGATGTTCCATAACCCCATCCGATACAATCAGATCTAAGCGGTAGGCACCCGCATCGCCGTGGGTATTCTCCCATGATTCCAGTTCTTCCATGAGAGGATACATCCATGTATCTTGCCCATTCCATCTGCTTGGATATTGGGGCAATCTACTGACCGCAGTGCCTAATGGGTCATCTTCGTCCTCAAATGGGTGGTGATATTCTCCCCAGTAGTTTTCATCGGTTGACAACAACCGTACGTGCTTGCCATCCTCTCCACCTGCCCAAGTCCACAGGTTGACAATTAGGCTGTCATCCAGCAGATCCTTGCTGGCAGCGAACAAGCTGAGGTAAAGTGTGCGGATGACGGCCACTGACACGTCCGACAAACCATTATACACCATGGAATTGGATACATCCAGGCAAATATTGACTTGTAGCTTGATGCCCTTGGTAGCCCTAACTTCTTCGCCAAATCCGCCCTGCCCTGAGGCAGCGGCAACCGGGTCATCTATCCAGTCCCCATCGTACAGACCGTGGACTTCTCCCCAACCGATGGAGGCAGCCAGTTCTGACTGGAGGTACCCTGTGGTGGCTCTGGCTTCGTCTGCTAACAACTGCTGAGCCTCTACATGACGTTGATGGGCTAAGAGTGTTAGTTTGGCCTGCTCAGCTTGGCGCTTCTTCTCAACTTCATTCTCTGCATCCAAGAATGCCTGTCGTTCCTCCTCACTCATGGCCGCCAACATAGCTTCCCGCTTCTCACGTTCCTGCTTCTCACGTTCCTGCTCTTGGCGTCTTTCGCGCTCCCATCTGCGCTCGTCCTCCTTGGTCCAGGAGCGACGTCTTCCCTTTTTGATCTTGCGGTCTGTGTAAGGCATCAGTTTCTCCCGAATTGGACTGTCTGGGCCGTGCTCTTGAGTGTTTCCTTGAGCACCCTGGCCTCAGCCACATTGTCTACCATGTGGACAACGGACGCTTCGAGCGCATCCACTACGTCCTCCCCAGCTTTGACCAACGTGATCGCATCCATGAGCCTTCTGGGAGTAATCTGGTAACGACAACGCCCCTTCTTGTGTTGTTCCCAGCAGGCTATGCCATACTCCACCACCAGGTTGGTCCAAGCCTCTCCCTGTGGCATACCATTGGCTTCTAGCAGAAGTGATAATCTGTAGGCTGAAGGGAACTCCAGCTTGATAGGGAAGAAGCGGTCTTGGAGTGCTGGGGGCAGTGGCTTGGTGCCTACCAGACCTGGGTTGTAGGTGATGAATAACCGGAAGTCCGGGTGAACTGGAGCACTCTTGCCGTAAAAGCTCACCTGGAAGGGTGGTGCCAGCTGGTGGTTGAGGTACATAAGTGCATCCGGTTCGGCTGCGTTGATGTCATCAATCTTGGCCCACCACCCGTTAACGGCTGCGGCCACATACTCGGCGGTCAGGAAATTTGCCCCATTGACCAACTGGTGGCCGACCAGATCGCGACGTCGCAGCCCTGCATCGGCTGCGACGTTGACCAAAGGCTTGCCACATTCGGCTGCCAACTGCTCCACAGCGGTGGACTTGCCAATGCCTGGTGGCCCCTTGATCATGATGTGACGCCCTGACCTGACCATAGCCTTCATACGGGCGTACCATTCGGGTGTGCGGAAGTTCTCCATCTGCTCTGCTACCATCGGCACGTCTGGCCAGCGGATGATGGGTGCGTAGTCTTTGTCTGGGCTGGGGCTTGCGGCCACGGTCTGCGCGTCAACATGGTCTGCCTGTTGGATGACTGTTTGGGGGATGACATCAGTATAGGTGCCACCCCGACGGCTGAGGGTGAAGTTGTCGCAGTATTGGCCAAGCTTGTAGATGGTGTATATGTCATTCCATCCGAAGCCAGCTTCTCGCATGGCGTCTTGGGACACATCGTCGCTGGATAGAACAAAGTCTGCCAGCTTCTCCAAATCTGTGTCGGGTTTGACTCTGAACGTGTACATGCACTTTCTCCTTCTTGCTTAGAGTGTGTCGGGTTTGGCTCTAACAGCTACGGAGAATGTCTTCTTCGTAGCTGTAGGGGCCAAACAGCCCCTAGCAGATCTATAATCACTCCTCCTCTTCCTGTGGCCAGCCATTGAGGGTGTAGAACGCACACACCCCATCCAGTAGCCTTTCGATGGCACGGGTGCTGAATTTCCAGGAGTATCCGCCAAACAAGTCCATGATAGCCTCATGCTCCCAGATGGACGTGTCACGCGTGACGCTGTTGGTGCAGCGATCAGCAGTCCAGCTCATAGCGCGGTCTAGCAGGTTGTCCATAGCATAGTTGCGCCAGAGCCACACCTTGACCGGGTTGTTGGGGTTCTCGTTTATGGCATCTAGGAGAGGTTTGGCGTACTTGAACCACTGTGCCTCTGCCATAACGATCCCACGTGAGTAAGATTCTATGGCATCCTTCCAGTTCCAGCTGTCAGCACGCTTCAGGAACTCTGCTTTGGCCTTTTCGTATTCCTCCAAATAGGATTCACAGTGGGCTTGGATCTCGGCAACGGCTTCCTTAGGATCAACTGGTGCAGGAGGCAAATCCATGCGCTCCTCCTGCAACCCTTTGACCTGTGCTTCCAGTGGGGTGATCTCCCTGGTGATCTGTCCCTTCTCGTAACCGGACAGACCTTCGCGCTCCTGTTTCAGCTGCTTAATATTGGCTTGGAGCACTCGAAGCGTTCTGTCTACTTCCATCCTGCGAACCAGAGCATCCCTGATGTAAGTCTTGGCTTCCCAATTGTTGTGAGACATCTGCTTTCTCCTTATAAGATAGCGTCAGGTTTGGCCCCTGACGGATCTATTGATGAGCTTCCTGCCAGTCTTCTTCAGTTTCTGCGGTTGCGCGTCGGATGATGGTCTTCCACAAATTCAGCTGGTTGCTGGTATAGCCCATGTGCGACAAGACGGTTTTGATGGCCAGGGCTTGGGCTTGTCCCTCTATGCCATTGCTGAGCGTTTCTCCAGGGAATAGCGGTTCCCCTACCATGAGGCTCACACCGATGGCTGCTTTCTCTTCGTCATCCTTGCCATGTTCCATCGACTCGATAATGACATCTGTGAGTTCGCCTGTGCCTCCGTGCTCTTGCATAACCTTGGTTAGATCTGACTTTTTGGACATCTGCTTGCTCCTTATGGGCTTGGTCTTGCTCTTGTAAAATCCTACTATGCCCTTATTATAGCTGAGAAGCATTAGAATCGCATTAGAATTTTATTAGAATTTGTTATGAAATTGGTAAAGAAACTATTAAAACCATGCCTGTCCATTCTGAGCCATTATATAGCCATGAATCCAAACACGACCTTATAATAGCTCATGCGGATCTACACCGAAAGCCAATGCAAAGCAGTACATAGCCGAACTGGCGGTCTTGTCCTCATCTTACTCACTGTCATCACCTGTATGGACATGATAATAGCAGGCTATTCTTGACAGATTTACATCTGGCAGCGGAACCACCTCCTTCAAGCGTTCACCATAAGCTTGCGGATCTGACAATGCTTCTGATGCAGTTGGCCCTACATCCTCCAGGTTGATCTCACACATGTACACGAGGTGATGCCACCAATAATTAGCGTCCACAGGTTCCTCGTTTAATAACCTCACCTCACATTGACTCCAACTCTTAGACAAGCTCCTATTGCCTGCAGGCACTATTAGTAGATACACATCCATGACAATCACTCCATGTAGTAGAACAGCACATCCACGGTGCGGGCATCCACGCGCTTCATCTCACTGAACTCCCAATACTCCGCATCTTCGTACACTCTGTTCACGTAAGACCTGGCCCACGCACGCACCTTGTGCATATCATTATTAGGTATAGCATCACCTATGTCTTCCGTGATGATGCGCACACGCAACACTTGCTCCAAGAACTTGACTGCCAGATCCATTAGCGTGGCCTGTATATCAGATCCACTGGAGCACCGATACGGGACAGCAGCCAAGCCAGCTTCAATGCCTCATAAAGTGGCTTAATGACTGTCACTACGCTTCCATCAATCTTACGATACATAACTACACACATGTCACTTCTCCTTTGGCTCAGGCAGTTCTTCAGGGAATGGTACTGGCTTCTGAACCTTCTTGCGCATCTCCTCACGCTCCTTCAGGATTTGCTTGGCGGTCTCCACTGCACTCGGCACTTTCTTCTTGTCCGCCATCTGATACCCTCCTGTCTGTCAATATGTCTTTCATCCTATCAATCTCGATTTGTGGCCCTTTCAAATCCCAATCAGCAGTCTCTATGTCTTGGGCAACTCTCGCAAATCGCCTTCTGGCATGATTCATGTCATGTAGCTCTTCAACAAGCGTGGCTATGTTGTGATTGATAGCGCGCAATGTGCCTGTGATGGCTTTGATCTCATATAAGATTGCGCTAAATTGTGCTCCATCCATGATAACTACTCCTTAAGGATGTGGTCTAGGCTCCACTTATCCTTCATGCGTTGTATGGCTGCATCCATATCCTCTTCTGTCTCAAGCCATTTGCCCTCATGCATGTCGTACAGACCTATAGGCTTGCCTTGGTCATCTACTTCCGTGACGAAGCTGGAGGACATGGAAGCAGCCATCTTCCTGGCTCTCTCAAAATCGCAATATGGGTATGGGCCTGCTAGATACATGACTAGTAATCAATCCTCCCACGTGTTGATGTTAAGCATACGGCAGAAATATCGTGCTGCTTGGCTGTTGGGCCCCTCAGCCCTGTATGCTATCACAAATGCGATAGCACTGTCAAGTGTAGGCCATGAGTGGTGTGTGTCCTTGCCATCAACAAATGGATGAAATGATGCGTCTTCCTCATACCCATCTCCTCTGTTAGGGTGATAGTATTCCACGATGTCATACACATCAATGGAGTGCGTGGCTACATATTGGCCCCACTTGAATCCACCCTTCCATCTGGCTCCAACACTCTCTTCCAGATCTGTCTTCGTTTCCTCATTCATTCGAGTGCCTCCGGGTGACGGTCAGTAAATGAGCCCATCCATTGGGACAAGACAAGACGTGCTGTAGGCTTGTCCAGATCGAACTCCTCTTGGAGATATGGGGCAGCCCCAAACATATTAGTGGAGCCTGACTCGCGCAGGTCATCCAAATATTCGTACATCTCCTCAAGTTCCTCTTCATCAATGATCTTGACTTCAACGTCCATCTTAACACCTCCGCTATACTAAACCTGCGTGAATATTAGCTATCAACGAATCCAAGATAGTCCTTGGATCGTGTCAAAGCCACATACAGTATGTTATCTTCTTGAACTTGTTGCCAGGGCTGTGTTGCTAACGGATGTGGCATAAGGTCTGGACGTAGAATGTATACTCTCTCAGCCTCAGTACCCTTGGCCCTGTGAACCGATGATAATATGATGGCCTTGCGGGTGACGTCATCGAAGATCTTGCGGATGTGATGTCGCAGATCCGACAGATCCCTCATCCCATCGCACAAAGCCTCCAAAGTGTCGCATCTGTCATACAGGCTGGCAATCTTCTCTTCTTTGTCAGCTGCCTTCAGTCTAGCAGCCTCACGGTGTTTGTACAACCGCAGCTCCGTTAGAAGTGCTGTAATGGTCTGTCGCTCCGGTGGGGTGTCCCTTAGCAATCTGTCGATCATGTTGTTAAGCATCTGGCCGATGTTGCGTCCACGGATGACTGCCTTGCGCCCCTGGCGAATGAATGAGTAGCAAGTCTTAACTAGTGGGGCATTGACTCTGCAAAGCACCAAATCCTCTTCTTGGACTTGCTGGTTGAAGGCATATTCTGATAGGTGCTCAATTTCACCCTCCTTAGCCCAAGGTGCCGGTTCTGTCGTGATATGGGGGAAGTGTTGACGAACCAGATCCAAATGGGAAGTGGGGTTGCGGTAGGAGATTGACAAAGGCAGCTCATCGGCTTCGAGCGCTGCCTTCAATCTGGGCATAGCCTCCGTGTCCGCTCCACGGAATCCATAAATGGACTGTTTAGCATCACCCACGGCCACGATGCGCCCGTCCCCGTTGGTCAGCTTGAGCGCCAATTGGATTTGGCAAGCGTTCAGATCCTGGCACTCGTCAATGAAAACGTAGTCGTACTTGCCGATGTTTATGTCGAACACGACAGGCATCCAGATCATGTCATCGAAGTCGATGATGTATGTGCGTTCTTTGCACATTTGGAGTGCAACGGGCAGTAGCTCTATCAGCCTGTCTGCATCCCCATTCAACTCAATCTCGTACCTGGAAGCCATAGCATCCACTGCCTCACGGTCTGTCGGATCCACCAGTGTTGCTTTAGCCAAAGACACCATCTTCTTGAGTGGTGCCCGCAGGGATTGATCCTTGTGGGTAGGCAGCAGCTCCTTGCAAATGTTCCAGACCTTAGATGTGTCCAGCTCAGGCCTGCCAGGCAGATAATTGCTCAGTGCCCGTAGCCCTATGGAGTGAAGAGTGCCAGCGCTGACGTGGGGCGGCACTTTGGCTGCCAACTCATCAGCCATGTCCTTGCTAAAGGTGCAGTACAGCACCTTGGCGTCTTTGGGCGTGAGCTTGAGTGCTTGAACAGCGGTGGTGGTCTTGCCGGAGCCTGCATCAGCTCCAACTACGATGTGGCCAGTGCCTTGTTCAATCTTGTCGAAGATGGCTTGCTGGAAGTGGGATGGGGTGAATTGGCGCTTAGGCTTGGATTGAGATAACTCCAGCATCCGCTTGACTGACTTGACTGACCGCGTGCCTTTGCACTTGGGGTACTTGGAGCATCCGTAGAATGCCCCATAACGCCCATTGCGCAAGACCATGGGCGAACTGCAATCTGGACAATTAACTTGTATATGCTTGTCGGGTAGCACTTGCTTAGACATGCTAGCATCCTTTTTGACAATCTGGGCAAATGGTCTCAGAGAACAGCCCTTTTGTGCGGGAGCGCCAGCCTTTTGGCAGTGCCGCTGCTTGGCTAGAGCCCTTGGCCTTGGCCTCACCTTCTGCCCCGCAACGGGAGCAGGTGACCTTGACTGTGGCTATAAGTCTTTGGCGCTTCCTGGTGTAAGTGTTAGGCATCTTTGACCTCGTCATAAGGGTACAAAATGGGCTACTCCATGCATAACTAGTGCCCAGACCGCTTTCTTGCCTTCTCTTTTGTGCTTTTATTGATGGTCAGATTGGACAATCCATAAATCCTTGCGTAATGGTCAATTATTGCCCTTGCTCTTTTTTCTGTCATCACGTATCCTACATATAGCAATTTGTTTCCTGCGCTAATTTGAAGTATCATCTGCCTGCTGCCTCCTTGGTCTTGCTCTTGTAAAATCCTACTATGCCCTCATTATAGCTGAGAAGCATTAGAATCGCATTAGAATTTTATTAGAATTTGTTATGAAATTGGTAAAGAAACTATTAAAACCATCACATTTGCCCGTTGCGTTCCAACAAAGCTTCAGCAGCCAGTAGCACCATCTCCGCTGCATCCCCATCTACAGCTACGCGCAGACCTTTGCCGAACTTGAGCTCCTCTCCAGAGCGGTGCATCTTCCTCATGTCCAGCCATAGCTTGTCGTACTGATCTATCAATGTTATGCGGATGGGGGACAGAGAATCTTCCAGCACTGTAACCTCATCCACTACTGTACCATACTTGTCTTGCTTTGACATACCCACCTCCGATATACTAAACCGGCAGACATATTGCCTCATAAAATCAAACACGACCTTATAAGAGCTTGGCCTAATCCAAGCTATTTGTTGGGCGTTAATGATAATCCATACCAGTCCATGCGCATCACTAGCGGAGGAAGGGAAGGGGGAGGGGATCCTCCCGTAGGGAGGAGGGGAGGGGGAAGGGATGGTGGTCTACGAGTTCTAGGGCTACGAAGTTATATTTGATGGTATACTATTCCTCATCTACTCGTCCTCCCTACGGGAGGACTCCTAGATGAACAGCTTCGCTGTTGGAGGACATGCAATATATCCAAACATACATGAGGTGTTGAAAATGAGTGGAAGACCTCATATTCGTAGCGGTTTAGTATACTAGCGTCATATTTACAGTGGTGAGCAAGGAGATGTGGATTGAGCAAGAAGCCGTTTAGCGTACAACAAGCACAGAATGTCGAGCCATTAGATCTCGGCATGTCTCTGCCAATAACATTCTTCTCCAACCAGGAGATAGCTCCTGAATGGGATGCGGCTGATAGGGACGCTTGGCTGCGTAAATTTTGGAAGATGTTTGGTAATGACATGCTACAGGGTGTCTTGGCTGCTAGTGTAGCTAAGGTTCAAACCCAGAACTGGGAGCTGGAAGGGCCAGAAGGTCTGGTTGACTTGTACCATCCTATCATGCGGGATGACGCTAACTTTGGCAAAGGCTATGGCGATCTGGTAGCCAGGGGTGTGGTTGACTACTACACACAGGATAATGGATGGTTTATGGAACGTCAGCGTTCTGGCGCTAAAGACCACGAAGGCCCCATGTTAGGTTTGGCTCACCTAGATTCTGCTCGCATGAGACCTACAGGCAATGCTGACTATCCATACATATACATGGATGTGTATGGAGAGCATCACTTAATGCATCGTTCTCAGTTCATAAGAATTGTGGACATGCCTAATCCTAAGACTGAGCTTCACGGTTGGGACAAAGGATTCTGTGCTTTGTCCAGAGCACTCTCCACTGCTCTCATATTGACAATGCTCGTGACGCTGAAACAAGAGAAGCTATCAGATCTGCCTCCCTCAGCGCTGGCAATCTTCAACAACCTAACACGCAAACAGTTTGAGAAGGCTATATCACTATATGGGGCGCAGGAGGACATGAAAAACAACACTGTTTGGCGTTCTCTCATGCCTCTGTTTGGTATAGATCCAGCCCATCCAGCCAGCGTTCAATTCATATCATTACGGGAAGTGTGGGAGTCATATGATGACATGACTGCCATGAATATTGCTGCATACTCGTTTGCGGCTGCTTGGCGCATAGATCCACGTGAATTTTGGCCGGTCTCTCAAGGCCCACTCGGCACTGGCAAGGAGGCAGAGGTTCAGCATCAGAAGGCCAAGGCTAAGTCCACAGGGTTGTTGTTCACAGAGATTGAACGTGCCTTCAATGCTCGTGAGAGCTTGCCGGATGGGTTGACATTCAAATATGCGCTTCAGGATGCAGATGAGGAACAGCAACGTGCAGCTATACACCAGCTTCAGATAGGCAATGTAAAGACTATGCAAGAAGCTGGTGCGTCGTTGACACCGGACGAGGTACGATGGATATTATCTACACAGTACAGGATACTGCCTAGAGAATTGGCTAAAGTGCCTGCCGAGGGTGAGGAGTTCAATCTGGTCAACGCCCGTATGTATCTGGATGACGTGGAGCGTCAGGCCAAAGAGTATCATGGATGGTACTGGGGGCCATGTGTAAGGATGGATGCCTACGGCAAGAAGGAGATGGCATCCCCTGGCGGATCCAGGTTGCCTACAGGCATAATGTATTTAGGTGAGAAGGGTGGTCCAGGTAGCGGGAATTGGGGACATGCGGGTCGTCCTGGGATGGTTGGTGGTAGTGCTAAGCGTGGTGGAGGTATTGCTGGTGTAACTTTGGTGGATAGGGCCAGTGAGGTAATGCAGGATGATGGTGGTAGTTTAAGATATTATATAATGCCTGATGGGAAACTAGCGGATGTGTCGGGAACTGATGATGGTGCAAGCGAATGCACCCATGCCGAATATGCGGCAAGGTTTCCAGGTTTATTTGGTATAGACAAGAAGCCAATGACTTTGGAAGAAATATGGCAAACGCATACTGGGTTGAGCGTGGAAGTGGCAAAGGAATATTTGCAGGATGTGAATGATGCAGGTGCTATAACGGTTTTACAATATGGCAATCAAATTGGACTTGCAGGCAATTTGCCAATCACGACTCCAAACTTACGTAAAATACATTCTTGGTTGGATAAGGGTAAATTGCCTGTAAGACGCAACTCCACATATGCATGGCAAGATATGTCGAGCGGAAAATCTGTTACAGTTAGTTATGATGATTTGATAACGTCCAGAAATGTGAGAGATTTGCAAGTGTTATCTAAGGAGCTCAATGACAATCTTGTCTTTGGATCCAAAGAAGCATTAACTGATGGTTTGAAGGGGCAATTTACCTGTTGTGAGAGCCATGCGGCTCAGATGTTCCCAGACATAGTCAATGATTTGTTTGAGTTAGGCTATCTGTCTGTGGAAGAGGCTTGCAAAGCCAGTATGGCTCCATCTGCTTGGGTGTATGGTGTAGCAGGCGCGATTGCTCCAGCTACTGCTGGCAAGCGTGATGTCTTGCTGGCTGCTGCCGAGGAAATTTCACGTTGCTTGGGTGAAGTTGAATTTGCTTTGGGGGAGAAGGAGAGCAAGGGGTTGCAGACCATCAACCAAAAGATAGCATCCCTGCCTGCCCCTATTGCACGCACCGTTCGAGACAATGCCAAACGTTTACAGGGTGCCATGAATTCAACAACCAAACGCAGACAGAATGCTTTGAAGGCTATTCCTGATGAGTTGTGGGATGAATGGGTGGCTGAGGATGAGTTGGCAGAGCAAATAGGGACTTGACATATGCCACCACGTCAATGGGAGCCAATAGTTGAAGATTTCTCTGTGGTGATGAAGAAGGTACACCTTCTCTTTCGCCGTGATCAAGTGGACATTGAAAATATATATGCCGAGATCTTCCGTGAGAAGCGTGAGGCCTACGAGGATGGATTGGCAATCCAAGCAGCTAATGTAGGATGTGCTGGCAGACGTGGCATCACTCCGCCTGATGTGATGAAGGAAATTAGTGATGAGGCTCACACGGAGGCAGCTGGCATAGCTAATACATACAACTACGATTTGGCTTTGGCTGTGAGGGCCATTCGTACTGAGACGCCACGTGCCAACCGTTGGACATATGCTAAACGTTTGGGTGAGTGGGAAGCCACGCGTGACGAGTGGAAGAGCAAGCAAATATCGCTGTGGAATCAGATGAAGTGGCAAGACCGTGCCACACGTGATTTCATGCAACACAACCCACAAGCATTGAAGGGTTGGGCCAAGGTTGAGCCATCTGGTCGCGCAGTTTGCGATGTGTGTCAATATTGGGTCAATCGGGGCAAGGTGTCCATAGATGAGACACGCAAACAAGAATGGCCAGCTCATCTGAATTGTCCTCATTATTGGGATGTGCATTACACAGGCAAGGTGGATTGCAAGGAGCTGTGGCTTGGCGCACCATTGCGTGAGTGGTGGGAGGGCAAGGAGATTGGAGAGAAAGGTGGCCCTGGTTCTGGTAACTGGGGACACGCAGGTCGTCCTGGAATGGTAGGTGGTAGTGCTAAGCGTAGCGTGGCCATGTCTATCAGAACTGGTAGAGATTGGCAGGAAAGACAACAAGCAGCCAAGAAGATGGCCGAAGCTCAGAAGGCATCTGTGGCTGGTGTGGAAGGGGAATGTAAGCGTGCTATTGATGAATTTATTGGGGACATTAGTTATGGCCCAGGTGCTTTTGATAATCTGGTAGAGATAAATGATGACGACATTAAAGCCATGTTTGGATTGGGTCATATGGATTATAGGGCTGATATTAAGGTGATCACTGTGGGAGAGCATGGCAATGTGACCAGACTTGAGATAGATTATTATGATGCGGATGGATCTACAGTAGCCAATGTGGCAAGAGAGTTGCGCAGGATGGGTGGTGAGGAATGGATGGCATACAACGAGCTGTTGGATGTAATGCCTGAGTATCAGGACAAGGGCATAGCAACCAGTTTGTATAATAGGCAGATATACACATTAAGGAATGCCGGTGCATCTGAAATTCAATTATATGCTAATATATCTATAGGACGTTATGCATGGGCCAAAAAGGGGTTTGATTATAAGGAAGGCAGCAAGAAATATACGTTGAGACGGGTCAATAGCAATTTTAGGAAATGGGCAGATGACAAGGGCATTCCTGAGCCTTCTGGGGGTTGGCCTACATTTGATTCAGCCCATAGCGTAGCCACATATAGTCACCCCACTCACACAGTGAAAGGATCGGACATATACAATGATGATGTGGCTGATGATTATGTTATGCACTTAGGCAAAGCGTTCATGTTGGAATTGCATCACGGGCATGGGCCATGGAATGGCGTATTGAAGTTGAACTGAGGTGATCATGATAGTAGATGTGCTTGAAGGCGAGGAAGTTGAGAACGACTCGGATATAGAGTTCTGGAATTATGTACTGTACGATGATGATATTGATGTAATGACCTATCAGGAGGAGTTTGATCTTCCTGATTGACTTGATGATAATCTTAGGAGGAGGTGATATAGGTGAATCAAGACATGTCATATTCGGATCCAGAGGCTGATATTGAAGAACTCGTTGAAGCTGAGGATGAAAAGACTGGTTGGGACTACTTCTGGGACTTGCTCTCAGAGAGTACGCTTGCATCGGCTGCCATTGCACTGACTTTGGTAGGCACTGCGTGCTACATGTGGAGTGTAGGCCAGGAGGTGCCTGATCAGTTGTACAACCTGCTACAGCTTGTAGTAGGATACTTCTTCGTATCCAAGACAGCAGCCTCTGCACGTAGGATGTAGGAGGTAACATATGCCGTATTCTAGTATGGAACAAGCTAATCCATCACTCAAAGGCATCGAGCCGCCTATTTCATTGATACAAGCCAACCAGATAGCAGCGGTGGCAGACAGAATCACAGGCGTGGACAGCCCCTGGGCAGTGGCTATCAGTCAGTTCAAGAAAAGTCATACTGTCAAGGATGGTAAGTGGGTCAAGAAGGAAGGCAGTGAGTGGGGTGGCAAGAAGGAGTACGTATCTGGGCTGAAGGCCATCGAACGTGATGGTGATCAGTATCTAGTGCTGTGGACATCGAATGCGTTCGAAGATGACGAGAAGGAGATCTTTGCAACTAAGGCATGGGAGGACTATGTTGAACGTTGTGATGAAAATCCTGAACTGCGTGGGCGTGTGTGGTTCTGGCATGTCAAATCTACGGACTTCGCAGATGTTGTCTGGCAGGGTATGGTAGGGCGCATTCTTGTGGAGGTGGCTAAGGTTGACAATACGGCATATGGTCAGAAGATGTTCCATGCGCTCCAGAATCCAGATGAGCACCCGGACGTGGTGCCGTTTGGGTGGGGCACTAGCCATGGGTATGTGTACAAGCCTGGCACGAAGCATATAGGGCCACCAAATGTGTATACGTGGGTTCATAAATTTGAGACTACCGTGTTGCCGTACGACCGGGCAGCGAACAAACACGGTGGCGTCAAGGAGGTGATAGACATGTCCGTTTCAAAGAAGAAGGTTGAAGGTCTGGCTAGCATCGTTGGTGAGGATCAAGCCAAGCAGCTGTTGGGAGATACTGAGGCTGCCAGTGACGAGTACGAGAAGCAGTATGCCTTCAAGGAGAAGGACGAGGCTGGGGATGAGGATGAGAAGGGTGTTGCCAAGCCTGTCAAAGCGGTGACTGAGGATGAAGAAGACGAGGAAGAAAAGGCTGAGGAAGAGGAAACCGCTGAGGAATCCAAGGAGGTGTGGGAGATGGAGGTGACTGATGAATTAATGAAGGAGATTGCCGCCCATGTCCCAGTGGCTGAGGCTGTCGAGGCAGTTGTCAAGGAGCTAATGCCTAAGTATCTGGGCGAGGCACTGAAGGAATTGGTGCCACAGATGGAAACGGCAGTGAAGGAAGCTGTTGAATCCACCACTGTGGCATCCAAGGAGAGTATTGTCCAACAGGCAGTGGCTGGCACGTTGCGATTGACGCCCTACTCTGCTAGCAAGGATGAGGGCAACGTGGTGAGTGAGAAGGAAGTGGATGAGCACTTCAAGGGCAATGACAAAGCCCAGCAGGGTGATGTAGTCCATGCAGTAGTCCAGCGCATGTTGGCTGGCATGTAGTATAGATCTATTGCACTTATTTATAATTTGATTGGAGGTGGAATTATGGCTACTGAAAATGGCCTGAACGTGGATGTTCTGGCCGGTGCGTTGGCACGAGTGATGCTTCACCCTGAGCAATACGGTGCGGACGTGTCCTATCCGTTGTTCAAAGGGGTGATGGGGCAAGGTACGAAGGGAGTCACTGGAACACCATCCTTTGTGTCTGCCCATGGTCCTGGGGGCATCTTCTCTACGCCTGGCATCGAGAATGTGGTGGTGAATGCGCATATGACGCCAAGGGACATGGACAGCATGCTGCCTGTGTACCCCACAGTGTACACCAATCCATTGTACCCATCCCTGACCGGGTTTTCAGAGGACGATGGTGATGAACCTACAGGCGAGTGCGAGAACTGCCTGGGTGGGACGATGCAGGGTTGCACACTCACTGCCACGTTCGGACGTGTGTGCCGTGAGACTGACGAGATCGCAATCAATGAGACAATGCAGATGATCAATCGTGGCGAGACCACGCCGTTGACAATCCTGGGTGATGTGCTCGGCCCTGGTGGCATCTCTCGTATGCCTAACACGCCTGGGGAATGGCTGGAGGTGGTCACTCGCGCAGAGATGGTGAAAGTTGCCGTGCTCATCCAGCGCTGGTTGGTGCGGCGCACATGGGATGGCAATCCGGCCAACAACACTGGCCCTGGCTATATGGAGTTCCCTGGCCTCAACATGCTCGTTGGCACTGGCAAGATGGATGCCATCACCGGCACAGCCTGCCCTGCCCTTGACAGTGATGTCAAGAACTTCAACTATACTGATGTAGGAGGGGCAGTGGCTGGTAACAACATCGTGGTCTACATGAGTATGCTGGAATGGTGGATTCGTCACAATGCTGACCGTATGGGTTTGGAGCCTGCGACGTGGCTGTGGGCAATGAGACCGGAGCTGTGGTTTGAACTCACGGCCATCTGGCCTTGCTCCTATCTCACGGATCGATGCAACAACACGCAGCAAGCCATGCGTTGGGCGCAGGATCCTGGTGGTGGCTGGCACTCAATCCCGATGGGCAACACATATCTGGAGGGAACGACCAACGTGGACATGCGGGATGCGATGCGCCAGAATCTCCAGCTCACCGTGAATGGCCGCACATACCCGGTGGTGCTGTGCGATGGTATACCTGAGGAGCAGGGTGGCGATCCAAGCCTGGACAACTGGGTGGACGATCTGGATCCGGGCGAGTTCGCTTCTGACATCTTCTTCCTGCCTCTGACGTGCCGTGGTGGGATGAAGACGCTGTATTGGGAGCACATGGACTACTCCAAGGCCAATTCAGAGGTGGCATTGTCTAAGTCCGGCAACGACTTCTGGACTGATGGCGGACGCTTCTTCTGGACAGCGGAACGGAAGATGTGGTGCTACATCATGGCGGCAAAGATCCAGCCACGCATCATCCTCCGTACGCCACACATTGCGGGACGCATCGACGACGTGGCATACACTCCGCTCCAGCACCTGCGCAGTCCCTTCTATGGCGATCCGTACTTCTTGAAGGGTGGTGTCAGCACACGGGACAACCCTGCGAGTGACTACTACTCCGAGTGGAATCCTACAGGGCCAAGGTAAGACGTGGGTTAGGTTATAGGGGAAGCGGTTTAGTATAGGGATAGGGTGGGCGTGGTCGTATCCACGGCTGCGCCCACCCTCGAAGAGGCATTCTATGAGCAAAACTTATCTGGTGCGTGTATGTAAAGCGCGTGATGAGGGGCAAGGCGTGGGTGGTGTTAGGCAGGGGGATGGTGGCGCAGACAAGTGCTATTGCCCCGATTGTGACAAGACCTTTGCCCATGAAAAAGGCAAGCCTTGCTCTGAGCAGGCCTGTCCTGAGTGTGGTGGCACTCTTCAAGGGGTGGGGGAGAAAGGTGGTCCTGGTTCTGGTAATTGGGGTCATGCAGGCAGACCTGGGCTAGTAGGTGGTAGTGCCGGCAGAGGTGGGGGCGGAGTTGCGAAGACGGCTCAAGGAGCGTTTGACCCACGCATGCCGTTGAGTGAAGTTGAGAAATTAATGAGGGATGATGGGTGGGAAGTAGGGACTATGTATGGAACCACGGCATTAGGGCATTCCAAGGTCAAGGGAGACGGGGTGGCCATGGCAGTGGAGAGCGATGATGCTGGACGGTGGGGCACAGAATTGACTATCAGATCTGGCAGTTGGAGTACTACTATAGATGCTGGCAGTTTGAGATTTACTCCGGAGCAGGCTCACAGCAAATTGAGGGCGAAATTGCAGGAGCATTTTCAGGAGTGACATGTCTCCAAGGAGTTGATTGAGTATAATGTCTATCAGCGTTTCAATGAAGCCGACGAAATCAGCACTAGGCATAGGCCAGGTTGTAAGTGCCTACCAGCGGTTCTTGCCTGAGTATGGCGTGGAGTTCACGGAGGATGAAGATCAGGCAGATTTGGTGGTGGTGCATGCGGGTGAGCACACTAAACGCGCTCCTCATATCCACCACTGTCATGGATTGTATCCCACAGCTACGCTCGACAAATCTGAATCCTACTTCCGTATGAATGCGGACGTGATTGAAAATGCGCGCACCGCACGCCAGATTGTAGTGCCGTCTGAGTGGGTGGCGCAGTTGTTTCGCAGGGATATGTTGGTGAATCCAATTGTAATGCCTCATGGCATCGACCCAGATGTGTGGCCCTTTTCTCGCAACGGTCATGACGGTTACGTGTTGTGGGCAAAGGGGCACAATCCTGGGGTATGCGATCCTAGCACGCTTAATGCCTTGGCTGAGGCTGTGCCAGGACAGAACTTCGTGACGACGTTCGGAGCCGAACAGCATAATATTAAGCAGACTGGCCGATTGCCCTTTGAGCAGATGAAGCAGACATTGTCGCAAGCGGAGATCTATTTGGCCGTGACGAAGGAGACGTTCGGCATCCAAACGCTAGAAGCCATGGCTTGCGGCGTGCCAATATTAGGGTATGATTGGGGTGGTACAGGTGATATTGTGACGCACGGCCATGACGGGTATTTGGTTGAGCCTGGTGACATAGATGGGTTGGTCAAGGGTTTGGTGTGGTTGAAGGCACACCGTGCTGTTGTTGGGGCTAATGCCATAGAGACATCCAAACAGTATGCGTGGCCTGCCATAGCAGAGCAGTTGGCTGATATATATGCCCAAGTGCTGAATGATAATCTGCTGGATGGGCGCACCAATGTGTCTGTGATTATACCTTGTTACAATTATGGTGATAGGGTGGGCAAGGCCATAGAATCCGTGCTTGCCCAGGACTATGATGGCATAGAAATAGTAGTGGTCAATGATGGATCCACGGATGACACGGCCACGATTTTGGATGGGTATAAGGATGTAGTGACGATTGTAGATCAACCGAACAGTGGTGTTGCTGCTGCCCGCAATAATGGTGTTCAATATTCGTCTGGTGAATATGTAGCGTGCTTGGATGCGGATGATGAGTACTTGCCTAATTTCATATCTACACTATTGCCTGCGTTAGATGCTGACCCAGGGTTAGGTATAGCATATAGCAAACTTGTAATGGTGGATGATACTGGCAGAACCAGAGTGAGTGGGTGGCCACCTGATTTTTGCTATAAGCGGCAGGCTTTGGGTCACAACCAGGTGCCGTCTGCGTGCCTAATGCGTCGGAGTGCGTGGGAGCGTGCCGGAGGATACAAGCCCCAATATACCCCTGCAGAGGATGCGGAATTGTGGTTACGCATCACCTCCGTTGGTTTTGATGCGGTAAGGGTTACGGATGAGCCGTTGTACCGTTACAGCGTTCATGAGGGCTCACTCAGTAGATCTATGCCTAATGTCAAATATGAGGAGGACAAGCCTTGGGCTGTCAATGCCTTGTTCGGGGCACCCGCATGTGATTATGAATTTGATTCATATCCTGTTAGGAATTATGATGATACATGGGTGAGTGTGATAATACCTGTAGGCCCAGGGCATGAGGACATAGCTTGGAGAGCAGTAGATAGTGTATTTCTGCAATCTATGCCTTATTGGGAAGTTGTGGTGGTGAATGACAGTGGTGCTGAGTTGGTTAACCCTAACACTGGACTGTCACTCCAAGATACGTACCCATTTGTGATTCAAGAAGCAGTGGATTATAGGAATGTGAGCAAGTCCAGGAACAGAGGGGTGGAGTTGGCAGCCTCAGATTTGTTGGTGTTCTTGGATGCTGACGATGCGTTAGATAAAGACTATTTGTTGGCAAGCATACAAGCTTACAATGATAATCCTGACAAGTATATATACACAGATTGGCTGAGTTGGGACGGATCTGGAGAGAAGCGTGGTGGCAGGAAGTTTAGTTGTGAAGGCTTGTTGTTGCAAACACTCCATCCAGTGACTGCTATGGTGCCTAGATCATGGCATCAGGAAGTGGGTGGATTTGACGAAGATCTTGGGGTGAAGGGTTGGGAAGATTGGGACTATTGGTTGAAGATGGTGTTGGTGGGGCGTCATGAAGGTTACAGAGTTGATCAACCATTAGTCAAATATGACATATCTACGGGCAGCAGGCGTGAGGATAGTCTAGTGGATAAGGATAAGTTGTTGCCCATAATTACAGGGAGGTATTCTGAGGACATGTGCAGAAATTGTGGTAGATCTAAGTCAAGGCCAGGTGCATCACGTCCAGCTCCAGCACCTGCTAAACCTGTAATAGCACCTGCTAGACCTGCAGCAGCATCTGGACCATTTTCACGACCAAGGGGGAAGTTGATGACTTCGGCAACAAGTGATAACCAGTCTGCCAATATGGTGAAAGTTGTGGAGAATTCTGGCAATCGTGGCAAACACCAAGTTGTAGGGGTAGTCACGGGCACGAAGTACGGCAAGAAGAGGCATGGGCAGCGTTTTGATATGGATGTGCGAGATCAGCAAATGCAGCCCCATCTATATGTGATAGCAGGAGCAGCCCAGGTGCAGCCAGTCGCTCCTACCATGCCTGAACGCCCTGTGCCGCCAACGTCTGTGCGCAGACCGTCACCACCACCTGTTGCTCAACCCCAACGGTCACCAGAAGATGAATTGGAAACGTACAGTGCTGAAGATGATGGCATTGATCTGGCGTTGTTGAAGGTGTCCCAGATCAAAGCTTTGGGCTTGGAAGGTGAGGATGCGGCTATTGCCTATGAGCAGGAGTTCGAGGGCAAGCAGCGCAAGACGGTTCTGGAGTATCTTGAGGCTCAGGCTGGAGATTGGCTTGAGCCAATTGACGAGGAGTAATGAGTTACCTGAGTGACTTCGGCCAAACAATAATGCCCCTGGATTGGTGGCGTCAAGCCATGGGCATTGACCCATACCACTTTTGGCAGATGACTAATGATAATCATCCTCTGCGTGGGTACTCTCATATCTATCCACACCACAGATGGCAATATACACTCGTTAATGATGCTATGCCAGCGCGTGATGCTAAACGTGGGCCTGGCAGATATGACATAATCCAAGCCATACTTGAGGCGGAGAGTGCTTTGGCTCAATACTCACCGTTGAACACATGGCCTGGGCCTACATATGTTGAGAATGAAAAAGTGGTTATACAAAAGCCTAAGCAGGTCACGATGTATCGCAAGCTTCCGTTTGGCTTGACCACGAAGTGGCATCATGTACGATATGTGGGTGTGGAGACATTCACAGAGATTGAGTCAGGCGTAGCATTGGCGTATGCGGGCGATGATGCTACATGCTCCGTGACCACAACAGTGGATGCGGACGAGATAGTGGTGCGGTATGCTGGTGAGACGGTTCAGCTACGCCCTGTAGATGTGTCCAAGGCAGGCAACACAGCCACCATCACAATAAAGCGCTGGTTGTGTGCGGATCCAGATCTGTGGGATGATGCGTCACCCATTGATTCGGATGATACCGCCAACCTGATTGCTACGGTGGATGTGTATCGCCGTCATATAGATCCAAGTCAACAGATCTTGCTGGCTTGGGAACCGGATATTAGCACATGCGGGTGTTTGGAGACAGATAGTTGTGCTGCTTGCCAGCAAGCTACGCGCAATGCTTGCGCTATACGCAGAGATTATGACATCGGCTTTGTGGGTTGGCAGACAGCCACTTGGGATGCTGATGAGGAAGAGTATGTGCGCAGCAGCGCGTGCTGGCCGTATAACCGTCATCCAGACTACGCATACATATCCTACGAGCATGGCTTCGACAATGAAAATCAGCGCTATATGTCATCCAGATGGGTCAAGACGGTAGCAGCACTGGCGGCGGCAGTTATACCAGAGTATGTAGAAGACACAACTATGCGCCCAGACGCTATGCATTATTGGCGGGTTGATTTGTCAGTACCAGATGAAAACGGCAAACATCGCAATTTGGATCTGGGAGATCTATCCAACCCGTTTGGCGTCAGACGTGGGCAGGTTGAGGCTTGGCGTTCAGTCAAACGCATTCTAGGGGAGTGATAATATGCCTCAGATACATTGTCGCCAAGTACGTTCCAGAGGCTTAAGACCTGATTGGGATGAGGTAATCAAGGTCGTGGCTGATGGTATGGATAGGGAGGTCAAGCCTAAGATCTTAAGCTACTTCTTCCGTATCGTGGCGCATTGGAAGGAGGAGGACAGACCTGGCTTTAAGGCCACTAAGCGCATAACTAGGGATTATATCAAGCTTTACGTCTTCCCAACTGGCCCTAACAAGAATATATGGAAGTGGGTGTCTGTCACAGGTTGCAAGGCCAGGGATATAGTAGTAAGGAAAGCTAAGTGGTTGCGGTTCAGGTGGGCGGGGCCAGGTAGCTATAAAGCGCGCACCGACAAGTCAGGCCATTACAAGGGGCCAGGTGAGGCATTTGGTCCTATTATTCGTAGATTTGTAGTGGATTGGCCAGGGTTTGATCCGCGCAATTTCGAGAAGCATATTGCGCGTTGGACATTGAAGTGGTATCGTCGCACTATGGAGAAGCTGTTCAAAAAAGGCATACGTGCGGCCAAGGCTAAGGCGAGACGTTAATGACAATCACTCTCCTAGTACGCGTTAAGGGTGGTCCAGGCTCCGGTAATTGGGGTCATGCAGGTAGACCTGGACTAGTAGGTGGTAGCTCTAGGGCTGGTGGTGGTGCTTATGATAAGTTGTCTGTTAGTAATGTTAAGAAAGTGCTAAGTGAGGCGGGTTTGCCCGTATCTAAGGGTTCTAGCGTTAGTCGCAGGGCTGCATCTTCCAGGGCTGTTAGAACTCAAGGCTTTCTTGTTGAACCTTATAGGGACAAAGTTGAGGTTAAATGGTCTGCCAAGACTAGGTCGGCTCGATTGCGCAAAGATGATATGCTCAAACAAGCAGCTCAAGCAATAGTTAAAGAAGGATCATTTGTCGCATCCTTGGAGAATGTAGAAATACCTCCATTGCCTGGTCATCAGCCAAAAACTATGTTGAGATTATTTGTAGAGTTTGGAGGTTAAGGACAATACGATATGCCTCAGATACATTGTCGCCAAGTACGTTCCAGAGGCTTAAGACCTGATTGGGATGAGGTAATCAAGGTCGTGGCTGATGGTACAGAATGGAGTATGATGACTATTATATGTGAAGGACTTATTACTAGGAGGTGGAATTATGTTTGTTCATAGGGGTTGGGGCAATATCTTCTTCCAAGAAGATCCAAAGGAGGAGTTCTTCTATCTGACATCCACAGGCGTGGGGGATGTAGCCACGCCAGGTAGACCGCGCACAGTGGTATTCGATCCAGATACGGAGCGCTCCGGTGAGTTCGTGCGGAGTGAGTTTATCCGTGGTGAGCCTGGGGACATCACGGCACCATTCACTCGTCCGCTTGACACGGTTCATAACTATCTTCAGGAGTTGGTATGTGCCGTCAACGCACGCATCAACCACGCTTGCCGTGGTGATCGCACTATCGTCCACAACTATGAGGTGGCTCAGATCTTGCTTGACGGTGAGTTCGAGACAAGTGCGACAGGACAGCCTGTGGTTGCTCAGCCTGGTGAGGATGACCGCGTCATGACGTCAGGTGACCTCAAAGCGCTAGATTGGACGTATCTCTACCTGCTGCACGGTCTGGAGCAGACAGTGTCGGCAACCACGCCCATCTATGACATTGCGTTCGTGCCTGAGGAATGCCCAAGCATCTGCGGACGGCGCATCAAGCTTGGGTGTGAAGGCTTTGCTACTGCCGGCACGCTTGGCTATCTGCTGGGCAACAACGTCTTCTACACTGTGGATTGTGGGGCAACATGGGCTAACACTGCAGCAGATCCGTTCTTGGGAGCTAAGGCAGCAGGGCCATTGCTGATTGCTGAGTCATCGTCTGGGTATCGGGTGCTGGTGGGTGGTGGGGCAGAGGCTGGACAGCCTGCTGAAATATCCTACGCTGACGATGGTGGAGTATCGTGGACTGATGTAACGGTGGGTGCGGTCAATGGTCAGTCCATCAATGCGTTGTGCCGGGACAAGCTTGGCCGGTTGTGGGCTGCGGCTAGTGATGGTATGGTGTATCGTTCCACCAACCTGGGTGCTAGTTGGGTGTTGATGTACACGTCGGCTTCTGGAGAGGATCTGAATGGCATCGTGTTTGTGGACGCCAATGTTGGCTTTGCGGTGGGTGATAATAATGATGTCAACTACACGCTTGACGGCGGCATCACGTGGGCAGCATTGGTAGGGCCAGTGGCAGGTCAGAATCTCACGTCCATTGACGTCAATAGGTATGATTATCTGTATGTAAGCGTCAACAATGGTGAGTTGTGGCGTTATGATATGGACACGGAGGGATGGGAAGAAGTTCTGGACATGGGTGCAGGCTCCATTGCCCGTGTGCGCTTCGAGCACGACATGAAATACTTTGGTGGGTTGGTGTACAATGATGCCTCAGGTGCCGGTTCCTTGTTCCGTTCTGAGGATGGTGGCGTGACATGGCTGGGATGGGACACGGAGACCAACACAGGCTTGAACTCACTGTTCCTGTGCGATCCAAACATGATCTATGTTTGCGGTGACGTTGCGGCAATGACAGGCTTCATTGAGAAGTTCACTCGCGCTGAATCGTAGGTGTGGTAGGAGGTTGATTTGGAGTTGACAATAGTTCAACTGGTGGGTGAGTGGGAGGTGCAGGTCACGCCTGTGCCTCCCCAAGCCAGTTTCAGATGGTCCAAGCATCACGTCAAATATCCACCTAAGCCCTACAGGCCCATGGTGGAGATAAGATCTAAGCTATTGCCTGAAGGCGCACCTCCGGAGATAGTGCCTGCTTTGCCAGAATCCCCAGAATGGAATGGTTGGCTGGAGGAAATGAAAATCTGGCAGGAGGAATGCGAGCATATTCGTGAGGAGATGGCTCCTAAGGAGATGGAATTCTCTTTGGACTATGCTGTCAAAGGATGGCGCAAGAAGGGTTCGGAGGATGAATGGCTTGCTGAGCCGCCTGATGGATGGCTTCCCAGTGAAGCATTGGAGAGACATGGTATTGAGGATGGGTTGAGTGTGCGGCTATCTTTTATATACTACGAGTTGTTGGCCCATCCGCAGAACTTTGATTTGATAATGGCAGCAGCCTTCCCCAAGGGGGAGCGGGACACATCCCTCATAAGTGAGGAGGAGGTGGATGCTGCTCTCAGCAAATTTCGATCTGGAGGTGGAATGTCTGGATCAGCCGGGCATGTGGGAACCAATGCCGGAACCGGAACCCAAGTCAGGGGAGCCCAGGGTGCGGATGAGCACGTTCGCAGAGGAAATGTTTCTAGCAGACGCAAAGGGACTATCGCCAGATGGTTGGTACGAACTTTCCAGAGGAAGTAGGGTGGTGATGGTGGCGGTGAAGCGTGCCAGGGCCAGGATAGAACATCTTTACCGTGAGTTACAGGAAGCCAATCAATGACAATCAAACTTCTAGTTTGCGTTAAGGGTGGTCCTGGTTCTGGTAATTGGGGTCATGCGGGTCGTCCTGGGCTAGTGGGTGGTAGTGCCGGTAGAGGTAGTGGATTGGTATGTAAGATGAATGCGGCAGATGTGGAGGAAAGATACTTCCATAATGCTGGGCCTAATACTGATGCGGTGCTTGCGTCAGGAGTGATAAGGGGATCAGAAGACAACTTTGCCCCATATGTGTATAGGGGTTGGACAGCTGGGATGGGTAATCAAACCGTCGTTTTTGGAGTTCCGAAGAGACAACTACATAATTTTAGGTTCACATTCACTAATGAGGTGGCTAGCAATTTGAAGGATACGCATTTGTCTGATGCAGGGGTTAAGGTGATAGTGTATGACAAGTCTACTAAGTTATACTATGATCTGACGAAAGCGTATGAATCTGGTTCCAGCACGGAAGCAGAATTATTAACTGTTTGGGAGAATGAGATGATTGGATTGTCTGGTATTGAGGCATGATTATTGATTGACAATCCGGGAGTAATAGATCTTGCCTGAAGCAGCGGAACGCATTGGAGTTGAATCGTACTTTGGTATTGCGGACTTTATCCGCAATACTGCTGTGTATGATAAAACACTTGCGCAGCTGGATAAGCGCACAAGCCAATATGGTAACAAGGTTGCCTCATCCACATCTGGCGCTGCCAAGTCTTGGAATTCATATAATCGCACCACTGACCAGGTAGTGGCTGATTTGCGCGCATCCCTTACTCAAGGCGAGAAGAAAGTTCAAGAGTATGGTGATGAAAATCGCAAGGTGACGCAGCAGGCAGCTAATAGCTGGCAGCAATTTACATCCTCAACTATTGGACAGGTGGCTAAGTTGAGAGCCACGTTGGATGCTGGACGTTACATGTTCCAAGCCTTCCTCAAGCCGTTCCAGCAATTTATAGCGTTAGGTACTGAAGGTGCAGGCATGGCACGTATGGAGCGTAACCTAATGCGCATGACTGGTTCCCAGGAAGCTTACAATGAGGCTTTGGGGGAGATGCGGGAAGCCACAATGGGCACGGTGCGTGATGCCGAGTTGATAAACCAAGCGTTCAAAATCATGAATCTTGGATTGGCTGATACGGCGGATCAGGCAGCCAGGGTTGCACGCAATGTCACGCTTCTAGGCAAAGCCTCTGGACAGGTGCCTACCCCAGAGGCTGCCATGCAGGTGTTCTCTCTCATGATGTCCAACCAGTCTAAAATGCGTTTGGATGCTTTTGCATTATCCATACAGGAGGTGGATGCGCGCATAGATAGTTTGAAAGATACTATGGGCGTGAGTGAGGAAGAGGCTTTTCGCTTGGCAGTGTACGAGCTCATGGATGAAAAAGTGGAGAAGATGGGCCTGGCAGTGGAAGATTCAGCTACCAAAGCTTCCCGCATGAATGCTGCTTTTGGTAATATGGCTGATTCACTCAAGACTATGATAGTGCCTGAATTTGATGACTTCATCACTATAGTGAGCAATCTAGCCACTAAGATCACAGACAATGCCCAGGAGATTGAAAAATGGTACCGTCTGTTCGTGGGAGTGACCAGGGGCATCTTGTATCAATTGGGTGATGTGGCTTTAGCCTTTGTATATGCTGGTCATACAGCTTCAGCATTCTTTAAGGGTGATATTGAAGGAGCTAAGGAAGCAGCTAATACGCTTAAGGGGTTGTTAGGTGAAATTGTGACCTTCACGGCTATAGGTGAATCTGTGAAGGAAGAAGCTGCTAAGATGTTTGATAATATGGCAGAGTCCGCTGATGGTGCAGCCCGAGCTCAAGCCCAGGCTATGAGACAAGCAGCGGAAGAGGCATCATCAGCCATAGCCGATGTTAGATCTGAATGGGATGAGAAGTTGACTGAAGTCCACGCACAGGCTGAGAAGCGTATGGCAGACATAACTGTGCGTGAGACTGAACGCGCAATAGATGCTGCCATAGCGGCGCAGCGCAAGCGTGAGGACTCAGCCAGGGAGACTGCCAAGCGTATAGAGCAAATTGAGACGCAATATGCCACAGCATTGGCCAACGCTATGAATGCTCGTTCTATGGCACTGGCTAATGCGGCCAAACAGCATAGTGATAAAATGCTCCAAATTGAAGAGGATTATCAGCGTGCTAAGCGTGACATAATGGAGCGGTATGAGTTGGCGGCATGGGAAGCCATATCTGAACGTGATGCTACGGCCATGCTCAAAGCCCAACGCACGCGTGATGAAGGTTTGAGGGATGCAGAAGAAAATCGCAACCGTCAGATTGATCAGACCAACCGTCAGTATGCTGATCAAACACGCGCTGCGGAGGATGCCTTTAGACAGCAGGAGCAGGCAGCCAAGGATAGTTACAACAGGCAACAGCAGGAGCTGCGCGAGAACCTGGCGGAGCAAGCAGAGGAGCAAAGGATAGCTGCTGAGAGGCAAGCGGAGGATGCCCAACGTGCTAGGGAGCGTGAGTTGGGGCGCATACGTCAAGATCAAGGTCAGAAGATAGCTGACTTGTATCTCCATTATAATGAGGAGTTGTCTGCTGCTCAACAGCATCATACAGACATGTTGAATGAGCTAAACAGATACCTGCGGCAGTATGCTAACTTGATGCGGCAATACAGATACACGGGTGGGGAGCCATCTCACGCTGGTAGATACGCTGAGGGTGGATCTTTTATAGCCAATAAGCCTACCAATATTATGGTGGGTGAGGGTGGCAAGCCTGAGCTTGTGATAGTTCAGCCTTTGAACACGATGGGGCAATCCACGCCGCAATCATCCACAGTCAATCATAACGTGACGGGTGAGGTGAGTGCTAGGGTGGATGCTATAGTTCAACAAGGCTTAAGCGGATTTGAGGGTAGAATCTCCGCAGCATTGTACCAGGCTTTGAATGAGGTGTTGCGCTAATGAAAATCACTATAGATCATGAACCCCCAGTGACTATGCAGCCAGATTCACTGTCTTGGCAACCACCTGGTGAGTTAGGAGATGATGGTGAGGGTGCGCCTGTGATGGGTGCAGTGTACAGATGTGCCTTGGGATTCAATTCTATCACGTGGCCTTACTACCAGGCCTGGTATGATGCGTGGGATGGTGAATTGCATGACATAACGCTGCCGCATCCAGCCACTGGGGAGATGACCACATACTCATGCTACGTGAAGTCTATAACGCCCAGGATGATAGCTAAGTCTTGCAAGGGCATAACCTCTGGAGTTGATATAGTGTTGTCTAACATAGTGGTGACATAATGCCAGTCATTCCAGCAACGCAGTTGGCATATTTGCGTGATCAACGTCCCCAAACAGCAAGAGTGCAATGGTACTTAGCTGTTGCGCCGTTTGGGGATGCTTGCTTTACTGCACGGGTTAATGATGCGGCTATAGATCGTGGGGCAAGGTCTATAGTGTATGATAATGATGTGGGTGAGGATAATGTTAGTGCTGGAATGACTTTATGGGTAGGTTCAGCTGCTGGTTTGTATGACGTAGGGCGTGTGCGTGTGAGATCCATAGACACGGCCACTAACACGCTTACGGTA